TTTTAGATTTTTTTTCCATAAAAACATATGAATATCTCCTAATGATTATCATTATCTGTATATAATACAGAGTTAGGATTAAAGATAAAATTTAAAATATAATCATCATCTTCATTTAATACATTTATTGCTACATCTGTTGATTGATGGTCAATTGAACCAAATGGATTCCAACTATTATTTATAGAACAAACACTTATTCGATCAGCATCACAAAAATCACACACAATTCTTTCTAATTTATCATATAATTCTTTTTTCTCTGTGCCTAAATTATGTAACAATGATAAATGTATATTGTCTTTTTTAACAAATTCAAAAAGATATGTTATTAAATATGACAGTTTTGTTTCTGCATCTGAATATGATTCGGTTTCCCATTCAAATTCACCAGGTTCAATATAAATAATTTTTTCTCCATCTTCTTCTGTTACATCTAAATGACATTTTAATACTTTATCATTTTCTGCCATAGCAACAGAAACAGAATGGGAACTAGATGAATTGGTTTCAAATACACCAATTCGTTTATTAATTTTTAACATATTATTTTTTCTCCTCTTCAAATAATTTTAAACTGTTAAAAAATTTAATAATACCATAATCAGATGATTCTCTTTCCGTATTTTTTGTACAAGAATTTTTTCCAAATTTTTGCTCTACTGCATCGTAATACATAGTAAAATCACCATCGTTTCCCATATAAAATTCTTTCCATGCATATTCATAAAAATAATTCTCTAATTGCAATTGTTTAATAGCGAGATTATCAAAAGAAATAATCCCATCCATTTGAAACAATTTCCATAAATTATTTTTTATATTATCTATTTTAGAAGAAAGAGAATGTTTATATATCTGCCCTCTTCCAAAATCTTTATATCCAAGAATAAGAATTTTTCCATATAAAGATAATGCATTTTCAATTTCATTTAAAGAATGTATTCCAAGAATAACATGACAAACAGTATTTTTATAATGTGGTGCTACTCTAAATGTTTCGTTTGAATATGAAATTCCTAAACCATAAATTAATTTATTAGATAATATTTTACTAATATGATTCATTTTTTTAAAATGGTCACTATTTATAGTTATATTACAAATCAAATGTCTTGATTTACACCATTCTAAAAATGGAAATAATTCTGGATGTTCTAAAGGATTTCCACCGCCTATTGCTAATTCGACACCTGCTGGTAAATCATTTAAAACTTCTATTGTTTTGTTCATGTCACAATGTTCGCCATCAATAGTAGAACTTTCATGGCAATAAGGACATTTCAAATCACATTTATTTGTAATTTTAACGTCGATTGATTCGGGAAAAAGAGGTCTCCATTTTTCTTCTTCGGTATATCTTATTTTTGTTCCATCATTCAATATAATTATGTGATAATTCCCATTTTGGTAACATTGAATAATATTTCCAATTGAATTTATTTTTGTTAGCATATATCCTCCTTTATTTTGTTTATAATTTGGTTTTTTTGGATAAATGACACATTTGTACGTATTGTTTTCCTAGGTATGAATGATACATTGAACTTTTAAGGGTTTCTAATCCTGCTTGATTCATTTTGGAGATGTGGTTTACTTTATTTTCATAATTCACTTCTAAGTCGTCGTGGTTTTCTAAGGTGAGCTGGTATATTTGTTATTTATTCAAAGCGAAAACTGCTTTCATAAGATTGTTATATACATTGATTCTTCTTTCTTTATCCAATAATTTATTAAAATTTATTGGGTCTAAAAGTATTTTTCTCATCAAACTATTGATCTGAATATAACATAAATATTGATCATATTCATATATCAATATTTCATATTTAGCATTGTTCATATCAAATCTTAAAACAGCTAAATTTTCCATTGGTGTATTATTACATTGTACGTCATATTCATCTTCAATTGTTAGATTAAAATTTTTATCTTTTTCTAACAATTTAATTAAATTATCTGATTTTGATTTTGGCATAACAAAATCAAAATCAGAATCTTCTGTATGAAGTCGAAATGCTCTTGATCCGATTGGAATGCAATTTAATTCAATATAGTCCATGATTTTTTGATTCATTATTGTAGCTCCTTTTTTCTTTTTATTTCTTTATCAATGAACAATAATTTCATAGTTCCTCTTTTTGAGAAATTATGCCATTTTATCCATGAAATATTTTTTTCCTCTTCTTTATCAAGAAGAGCTACTTGTTTTGAAGAAAAATCAATGAATTTGATTTTATATAATTTGTTTGTTTTATTATCTTCTGCTCTTAATCTATCTAATAAATCTAAAGTAGTTTGATGATATATAGTATCAGGTTTTCTTTTGCTCCCCATAATCATTCTCCTGTTTTGTTTCATTTTGTTCCATCATTGATGACAAAATAAATATCATTTGTCCTTCTGGTGCTAAAACTTCTTCGTTTTCACCATTTGGTGATTCATCTATTTTATTTTGTATAAATGTTTCTGCTTTTTCACCAAATATTTTTGCTAATTTTTTATATGTTCCCAATGTACTGGGATCACCAGTTGAAAGCATAATCATTTTACCACCTCAAAACTTGCTTCTTCATATGTAATCCAACCAACCCATTCATCATTTTCTTTTATTGATTTTAATAAATGGGCTTTTTCTCCACGAAATGTAGAATTGGTGGCATCAGGAATTTTTTCCATTATTTCACCATGTTCACGAACTCTATTTTTCGCTCTCTGTGATTTTGGAATTATTTTTATAAGCATGATAATATCCTTTCAAATATGTTAAATTTGATAAATGCATAACATGAGGCAATCATATATATAAACCAACATATGTCAATTGCTCTGGTATATCCTGTTCTGTTTTCCTTCCATTCTTTTAAAGTGAAATATCTTTTATACCACGGATGTTTTTTAGGAAGAATTGTTATTGTTGATACGTTCACTAATGACCATGTTATTGATGCTAACATATAATCAAATATATTAATTATCTTCCGGAAAAATTTCATGATATTTTCTCATAGATATGATAAACATATACAGATGAAATTTCTTTTTCATCATATAAATATTCAGCAGTAATCTTATGATCACCAATATAATCTCCCCATTTTGACCATCTCCAACCACCTTCTTCTGATTGTTCAGATGCTACAATTTCGCATATGATTATTACGAATTGTCTGTTTGGATCTTTTTCTAAATTAGGGCATTTCTCCAACAATTGTTCAATATTATCACACACCCCATATTCGTAAATACCATTTTCCAAATTATTAGGCCATGCATCATATCCTGATACATGAAAGTTGGTATGCCCTTGTTCGTAAATCCCTTTACGAATTTTTATTACGCCGGTTTTCTTTCCTGCTGTTTCAGCAAGGATGTTACCGATTTCAGTTGGATAATATATACGTGGTTCATCAATTAACATTCGTCATCTCCTTTTTATTTCTATTTTATTAATTTTTTCTTCGCCATTGTAATTACTCAGTGTGTAAATGAAATTTTCACTCCAACCTACACAAAGAATATCATTTGTTGTATCAATTTTATTCAATTGTTTAAATTTGAATATTTCGTCGTTATCCGAATTTGCTGCATCATTGATTAAAAATTTCCATCTATTTTTAATAATCTTTTGTTCTTTTTTAATATCTGACAGTGATGATTTATTCATACATTTTTGATAAAACATATTAATAAATCCACCATAGTATGTTTGACAAATTTCTTGTTCTCCTACTTCACAGCATATCTCATATGGAATAAGTATTTTAATCCAAGTTTTTGCATTAGATGAATTTATAACAGACATACATTCAGACCAGATTGGAGTGAATGCATTAACAGAATTAGAAACATCAAGCATATATTGTATGAATTCTAAAGAATTGTCCAGAGCATAAATATATTTGTGTTTAAAATCTGTGTGTAAATGGTTATTGAATTTATGAATTTTCCTCTTTATTGTCATTGTTTGAAGGTCTGCTAATTGATTCATTATTATTGAAATCGTAGGAAATGATGGATAGTCAAAAAGAATATTTTGAAATATTCTAGTTGCTAAAATAGAATTATCGTTATACAAATGTTTCAATTGACTACAGAAATTTGTTAGACCAGATCTACCTAGATTGTCATATAAAAATTCTCTCAACGAATCTTTGTCATACCTATATCTGATAAATGATCTATCATCTCCTTCATCATGATTATATTCTGCATATAAAAATGCAGACAACATATAAACAATAAATAACATTATAGATACTTGATCGTTATTACGAGGAACTAACCAATCTAGTTTATCATTTGATAATGTTTTGTACATTGATAAAAAAGTTTTGTTATCTGGAAATTTATTCATATAATCTCTGATAACATTATTATTCGCTTCTGGATATCTATCGACAAAATGATCCATATAATCGTTGATAATTGTTGAACAATACTCCTTTAAATTTATTTGTTTTAAATATTTAGGATCTTTGAACATATCCAAAAATGTTTTGTGTCTATTCACTGATCGATAATCTTTCATTTCATGATAAATTTTTTTATATTTTGCATCAAATTTAAAATATTTATCATATAAAAATGGAATTGCAATAACAGGATGGATTTTTTTATATATTTCATATGGTAAATGAAAACCAATCCTTTTCCGCTGAATTTTATTGATGACTTTTTTTGATTTTTGATCTAGATCATCATAGAATTCTTTCTTGATTCTGTCAAATGTTATGGGCATTCTATAATTTGATGGAGCATGATAATCTGATGGGGCACAATTGTCAAAGTATAATTTATCATACATAGCAAACCTCACATGAAAAGTTCAATATTTTTTCTAGATTTTTTGTTGCTTTCTAATTTCAAATATTCGAAAGTAGTTATTATTCTATCAATATATTCATCAGATGTTATTGGGTCATGATGGCCACCTTTGCTATCGTCTTCTCCTATTATCCAATTTCTTCCATTGTTTAAAGATGAATGTGTTGCAATGTTATTTGCATGATCTAAAATCAAACAATCTTTTTTATTTTTAAAAGGACGGCCACCTCTTCCACCTTGTTGAAGAAATAATATTTGTGATAATGTTGGTCTAGCCATGATAATTGATGATACAGATGGAATATCGATACCTTCTGTATATATCATACAATTTATCAAAACTTGTATTTTATCATTTACATAATCATTATATATTTCTGCTCTTTCTTTTTTAGGAGTAGCATTTGTCACATAAACAACATTTCTAACACCATTTTTATAGAAATATTCTGTTAATTCGATACAATGTTTTATATCAACACAAAATATCAGAGTTTTCCTGTTTATTGATTTTTCTTTAAATTCTTCTATAATATTTCCATATAGGAAAATTTGTCGATATTTTTCTGATAAATATTCGTTGTTATAATCATTATTCTCTAATGAAATATCTGATAAATCAGGCAATAAATTTTGCGAGACACTGTGTTCATCATAATGACATATGACACCAATATCTTGAAGAAATGGTGTCGTAGGGCCTTTATGAATAAATTGATAATGATCAGTTAATTTTTTCATATCATTTCTTATTGGGGTAGCGGTCAGACCCAATATAGGAGTATCTGAAAAATTTTTCATCATTGTTACATAAGATTTAGCTGCACTCCTATGAGCTTCATCAATAATAATTAAATCAAAAAACTGATCAAAATATTTATAAACAACACTGATATCACAACATAATAAAAAACTATCTTCAAATAACATATGATAATTTTGAAATTGTTGAATCAATTCTAATCTATGTGCGACGTATAAAATTCTTTTAAATTTTTTTGCAATAATAGCAGCAATAACACTTTTTCCAGATCCAGTGGGAAGAACTAAAAGATGATTTTTATCATGTTTATTTTGTATATATTCTGTCACTGTCGAAATTATATTATTCTGAAAATTATATTTTGAAATCATAATAACCTCTTTTTATCACAGGAGTTGATTCAGAAGTACAAGTTTTACTTATCAACATTTAATTATATTGGTGCATCTGGTAATTTCATCCAATGGGTAGTATTGTTTTTTATATGATTATGTGCTGCTTCGTCTATGTAATGTAAATAATGTAATTCACTATGAACTAGAGAATTAATATAAATTTTTCCATCCACATAACATAGTACATTTTCGTCTTTTGGGGGAAGATGGTCTTTGACAGAAATCCATTTATCTTGTGACATTTTATTTTTTCCTTTTTTAAATCGGTTCTGGTTTATACATCCAGTGTGTAATTGGATCAGAAGTTGGCAAAAATTTCCACCCGCAATTTCCATTTGTTCCTAATTCTAAAAATTGTTTCCCATCGAATAAACATAATTCAGTAGTTGCTCCCCCGCCTGGATGCATTTCTTCAAATACTGGATCAACCATTATTACCAAAACAGGAATAGAATGTCTACCAATTGGTAATTCTGGTAATTCATCATCAACACTAATCCACGAAGTTGTTGTCAAATGTTTATACATTCTTTGCCATATATGTTTATTCATACACATTTCCACACGAACCATATCATCATTTTTAGAAATATCTGATGTGCTTCGATATGGATCTATTTTTGCAACCAAATCTTCATTTTGAAATTTTACTTTCATAACACAATGTCCTCTTTAATTAGAAAAGAAAAATCCAGCTTTTTGTATAGTATTCATTGATGGGGTGTTTAATATATTTTCGACTATGCGATTTGCATTTTTCATATTATTTGTATAACATGTAAATGATGTATCATCTGTTCCGCACATATAAATACGAATTGGATTTTCTTTGGTCAAACTGAACATATTTTTAGCAACATCAGATAAAGCTTTTTTGATGTTTTTATTATGTTCTTCATATTCATCCGGTGTCATATTTGCTCGTAATGATATGAATTCTTCATAAGTCATATCTGTTCTTCTACATATATGACCATCATTACTTTGTATCTTTAAATAATTATCTTTCGTATTATTCATTGTTACTAATTTTTTTTCAACTGAAAAAGGAAGATAAAAAATACTATATTTGATATAATCTTTTCTTTTTTGTTCTGCAACAGTTAAAGAACAAAGATCACAATTATATGAATGGTCATCGATTTTTATTAAAACACCTTTATCAAACCAAGAAGATGACCAATTAGATGTTTCATTTTTATTCCAAAGAACAAATCCTTCTAATTGGCGATATGTAAATATTTCATTAATTTTACTATTTCCTACAAAAATTCTTTTAGCAAAATTATAAAGATTTTCAATATCTTCTTTATTTTTATTCAGATAGCTGAATTCGTCAAAAAATTCATCAACAAATCTGAAATTTTCATGTTTATACATATAATATCCTTTATTATTTGACATTGATATTTGAATTGATATTTTTATAAATTCCTCTTGTTCCTTCTCGTAGTTCAAAAAATTTACTCATTTTATTCCATTCCATCCTTTTTTGATTCTTTGAAGATAGAAATTTTTTACAATTTCATTTGCTGCATATATTAAAGAAGAATCTCCTTTTGTCAGAACTTCTAATAATGCTTCTTTTTCTTTAATATAAATTTTAGCAAAGTTAGGATCGTATAAAAGAATTGATGCTGAATTATCTATAAGATCAGCTAATTTGATTGAATGAACTTCTGCGGGTCCTTTTGAAATATGAATTCTATCTATTTCTTTTCTTGTTCTTCTGTTTCCATCTTCTGGTTTAGAAATATCAGAAAGATAATGTACATATTCAGCAACAGTTTTTCCGAAAATTTTATGTATTTCTTCGATAGTTGCATCTGTATCTTCTACAGTATCATGTAAAACTGCTGCACATAACATTTCCTCTGTGTGATTTTGTACACATCCTCTGACGATTTCCATGACAGTTAAAGGATGAACAATATAAGGAATATTGATGTATTTTCTTTTTTGATTTTCATGCTTTTTGGTTGCATAAAATATAGCTGTTTCGATCATATTGTTCTCCTTTTCAAAGTTGATTCATTTTGCATTTTAGGATTTCTTTTTCTCTTTGATACATTTTCGAAGGTTGGTTTTCTACCAGTAAATGATACATTACAAGCTCGTTGGTTTTCTTGCTAGTTTTGATACAATATACATATTTGGTTTTCTTTAGGGTTCTGATACATTATAATTTTATGGTTTTCTTCTAATGTTTGATACATTGAGACGTGCTGGATTTCTTTTGGAAAATGATACATTCCATACATTAGGATTTCTATACCCTCTTGATAAATTATATCATTGATTAATTATTTCGTGCCCATTCTTCAACAGTACGTTTCCCGATAATATCTGTTGCTTTTGTTGTTGAATAATTGACATTCATTCTGACACAAATACTACCATGTATTTGTGTCAGAATGAATCTAATAAATCAGATTCTCATTGTCACTTTTCTTCCTTCCCATTCACTTACATGAACAGGAGCAGTCATGTCTAAGATATCGGAAATGATATCATTTGCATTATGTTTCGTGATTGTTTTGACAATGATTTTACCCACAGATTCATTTGTTGAATAGTCAAAATCACTATCCATGCAGTAATTTTCTACCATATCAAAATTAGCAGATTTGTTAATATCTCGAAATTCAATTATAATAGAATAAAAATCTGTTGATAATTTGATTGGATCTTCCTTTTTGGCAAGATCACATCGACGAGGGTTGATGATAGCAGATGATTGATAATCAATACATTTATCTTCTTTTTTTATTTTGAATGATACGACCACCCATCCATCTTCTTTTGCTTCCTTCAAATTATCTTGAGGAACAGGTTTATAATACATCATAGAAATATTTGAATCTATTTTGACTGTTTTGTGGCAAACAATCCAACTATTCCTTTCTTCCAATGCAAAAGCTTTTGCAGCTAATCCTGCTGCTTCTTTTTTCGTGTATATTCCAGGTGTCACGTTATACATAATTTCTCCTTTAAATTGTTTTGAAACATTTTCTTGAACTGGTTTTCTAAAGCAGAATGATACATTGCAAGTAACTGGTTTTCTCGTTCTGAATGATACATTAAAACTTTCTGGTTTTCTTCAATCTAACGATACATTACCTTCCAGTGGTTTTCTTTGGAATAGAGATACATTGCTTCCCGCAGGTTTTCTCTGAAATTTCGATTCGTTTTTCATATCCGGTTCTCTTCGATCTACCGACACATTATAAATTATTGGATTACCTTTTATACTATGATAAAGAGAATCTGAATCGTATCAAACAATTTCTCATTTGATACGATTCAGATTTAAAAAGATTTATGCTGCTTTACTTTCTGTCCCGCCATGAACCAACCCCAGTTTGGCTTCATGATATGGTTTTGTTACCGGAAGCTCTTCGATGCTTCTCATCTGTACCCACACATCAGCAACAAACATTTTGATCATATACCGCATAGCCATTGCATGACGATGACCATCTGATTTTTCTTTATGTCTTTCATTGTTTGAAATTCGTTCTTTGTAATTATAATAAATGGTATTATACTTACTAGAATCTTTTCCAGCACGAAGGAAAGAAGTTGCGAGAACACCACACAATTTTGCTTTCAAAAAAGCATTGTAAGAGATTGAAAACTTCCAATCAATATCTTGATTCTTGTCTACGTATTTCTCAACAATTTGATGACGTTTTTTCTTACTTCTCCCCTCACCATCAATAACATCCAATCCAGCATATTTCCAAAATGAAGAAACATGTTTTGCCTTGTATGGATCAAAACATGAAATGATACACGCTGACATAGCCGGTCCACATCCATTGACATGTTTCAGAAAATTTTGATAAAGAGGGAAATCTTCCACATATCTTTGAATATCTTTCATCAATTTCTTTTCCGCACCACGATAACTGAGATAAGTATTCATCATTGTTAATTCATGTTCAGTTGTGATGAATCCTTCTCGTTGTGTTTCAAAGAAACTTCTGATTTTTTTCGGACTGGTGAAAGCATCTGCCAATGTTGCATATTCTTTCACCATTTCAGCAATCAATTTATCATCTTTCACATCTTTTTCCATAGTTTCCTTCCCGCCGATACGAAGAAGAAAATTACCAACAATTCGATTGCCGACTGCAACACGCTGTTTCTGCATGTCATAATAACTTGAGACAATCATTTTCAATTGTGATTTTTGTGCGATATATTCTCGATGTGCTTCGGAAACATATTTGACAGGTTTGTCCTTATCATTCCACCCCAATGTTGCATCACGGAATTCTCGCCCACTTTCGAGAGCATTAACAACATCTTCTGACGGTGAACAAATTCTCATGTCTTCCACTTTTTTTCTTTCTGTTTCTTTTTTAGCCATTTTCTTTACTCCTTTATTTGAGGATCGATCCTCGTTAAATAATTCCACATGAATATCATACTTATTATGATTTATCTCATATGGAATTTATTGAATAAATAAATGCATTAATTCCCTGTGGTTTTCTTCTCAAAGGTGATACATTAATTACCCACTGGTTTACTATTTTCTTGTGATACATTTTCTCCGTCTGGTTTTCTATATACATGTGATACATTTTTATTGTATGGTTTATGTAAGGTGATGTTGATTCATTTTGAAATTGACGGTTTACGTTCTCTAAGTGATACATTAAAATTTTCTGGTTTTCTAATGGACGATGATTTATTTTAACCACTCGGTTTGCTAATTTCTTGTGATACATTTTTCGACTTTGGTTTAACTAGTGACAAATGATATGTTAAATTAATTTTATTTTCCGAAATCCATCCATCCGACTATTGCACCGATTGGAGGAACTAATCCAATGAATCGGATGATTTCTGTTTTATATGGTTGCTTGAAATCACATTTGGTTAGTTTATATACATTCATAAACCAACCTGACATTATCAAACAAAAAATAACAATATTTATAATTATTATATTTCTCATATTTCTTTGTTGTTTGTACATATTCTCTCTCCTTTTTTAAAAAATTAAAATTAAATTTCCATTTACATTATTCAATATATATAATAAATTGTTTTTTATCTGATAAAATATCGATTATTTTAAATAATTTCGGGAACATAATATTGATGGAATGTAATTATATTTTAAAGAGGAATTTTTATCATGGATAAAAAATTATACATTGATTCTATAAAAGAAGCATTAATCATAGAAGCAAAATTAACAGACAACAATGATGATGTTATTGAATATATTTCAGAGCATTTATCTGATAAAGATGTTTTATCATTATCATTAACAGGAAAGCATTTCACGGAAGGATTTTTTGATGATTATATGAATAACATAAATACGGCTATTGATCGATCAGAACAAATAACTGGAAACAAATTAGATGATCGTCAAAAAACTATTGTCAAAGGTTCTGTTATTGGGACACACCTTTTTATGATATCTGCTATCACAGGTGCAGCATTTTATGCAGGATCTAAAATATATAGTCGATACCTATCTAAGTATGCTAGACAATGTGCATCGAAATCATTTTCAGAAAAAACTGCTTGTATGAAAGATGCGAAAAGAAAAGCTATTCAAGCACAAATAAATGAAATTAAAAAAGATTCCTCAAAATGTTCTAAATCAAAAAATCCTGCTAAATGCAAAGAAGTCATTGAAAGAAAAATTCACGTACTAAATATTAAAATGAAAAATGTTTAAAAACATCGGAGTAAATGATAAATGGTTCAAATAAAAAGAAGTCAATTATTAGATAATAATCTGACAGGTGCTAGTTTAGATTCTAATCTAGGATTTTATGATGAAACAGCTAATTATACTTCTGGTACTGTTGTTAGTTGGAAAAATAAACAATACGAAGCATTGAATTCAGTAACAGGAACAACAGAAGGAGATTTGACAAATGCTCCTGATATAGCAACAACTGATTGGAAAGAATTGGTAACTGATACTGTTTTATATTCTGTCTATCCTTCCTCTAGTCAAACATTCACAGGAACAAGAATCACTGTAAATTTTAATACAGAACGACAAACAGATTCTAATTTTTCTGTGGCATCCGGTGAAATAACATTCAAAAAAGCTGGCATTTATATTATTTCTGTGACAATCACAAATGGAATTTCTTCTGGTACATCACGATCAGGGTCAAATGTATATGTTCAATTAAATACTGGAAGTGGTTATTCTGATATATCAAATGTTTTGTTTTCTATGTATCATAGAACATCAGCAACAGCAGAAGACACTGGTAGTATCACGTTTCCATTAACAGTGAGTGCTAATAATAAAATAAGAATTCAAACAGTTCGTTATAATGGTACTTCTACACTAGTTACTCTTCCAGCAGGTTGTAGTATTTCTATATTCAATAATAAAGGTGGAAAGGGAGACAAAGGAGATCAAGGGAATACTGGTGCAGATGGTGATATGACATGGGAAGGATCATGGTCTGCTGGAACATATAATGAAAATCAAGCAGTTGAATATCAAGGATCTTCTTTTGTATGTAACACAAATGGAACTATTTCGAACCCGGGTACACCTGCTAGTCCAAATACTGGATGGGATTTACTTGCTAAAAAAGGAACAGATGGTTCTGGAACATCTATAGTTGTAGCAGATGACGGAACCAATTTAGCAAACACTCCGCATAGTAAATTAAATTTCACTGGCACTTTGATCGGAGCAGCTGATGCTGGTTCAGGAGTTGCCAATATTTATGCATTACCAACAAAACATAAATATATGATACCAATATGGGCAGAAGAAAATGCAGCATTGGGTTCAGGAAATTATGAATGGGCATATGGTAACGGAGCAAATACTGGAAATTCAGGAGGTATTACAATTCATGTTCCATCTGGATATTCATGTGCTGTTACAGCTATGTCTCTTCGGTTAGGAGGAGGAACAGCTACGGTTGAATTGGTTAAAAATGGAACATTACAAGGTTCTAATTGCAATGTTGCTGTTTCATCTGGACAAGGCAATACAAATACTATCTCTTCTCCTATTTCTCTTTCCGATGGTGATTACATCAATTTTAGGACAACAACTGAATCAGGATCATCTGGGCCTTGTGTGGTAACTGCTTGGCTTACATATACGGAGACTTAAAATATGCAATTTCTCACACCGAATGCAACAGAAGTAGGGGAATTATTGAATGATGATAATATGCAATATAAAGATGATATTGATATAAAAATTGTTGATGGTTCTGATGTTGTAGGTTTTATAATTTCAACACTTACACCAGTTAGATTTGTTGGGGTAAAAGATTTTGGATGTCATGGAAATGCTTTTGATGAATATAGATTACATTTAATGAAAGATACATTAAAATTCCAATATGAAAATGATATTCAAACAATTCCGAATATATACACAGAAGAGATTATAGCAACTCGTCCATATATTGAAACAGATACTCGTTTTATTGTTTATCAGAATACTACTGTTGATATAACAATTATTGGTGGTATATATGATCCTAGTGTTGTTCTTGAATTTGGTGATGGAATAACATTTAATCATTATACATTGATAGAACCAAATAGAATAATTGCAAATATTTCGATTGGAAGTGATTTAAAAGCTATTTATGATATCATAATGAAAAAAGGAAATCTTTATCATTATGGCAATACACCTACTATAGAAATTGCTCCTTATGTTATTGGAATCGGTGAAGCTGGTACATTTATAACTAATTTTAATAATGGTGGTACAGGTGAAAAAGCATGGGGGGATAAATGGAAATTATCAATAGAAGGAAAAATTGATTCTATTGATGGTTTTTTTAAGACTTCTAAAAGAGGAACCCCTTCAAATGGAACAGGTCCTTCTTCTCCGTATGATGAATATTATATGTTTACTGAGAGAAGCGGTGATAATAGTGGAAGCAAACAAATAGCAAAGGCATATACTAATAATTTTAAACAATTAACACAAATGGAATTTCGTTATCATATGTATGGTAAAGGGCATGGTGTATTAATTGTTGAATCTCAAGATATGGATGGATTGTGGACACAGAGATGGATACAAAAAGGTCAAAATCCAACTTCGCAGAATAGTCCTTTTATTTATGTTAATTTAGATACATCTACATGGTTATGTAAAGCTATTAGATTTGTGTTTTCCGAATCAACTAATTATGATGCTGATACGGCAATTGATAATATAATACTCACTTCTGTTTGATAGGGATATAATAAGATGACAAAACAAGAATTATTAGAACAATTAGATATTTCATATAATGAAATTAATGTATTATCTGCTGATGATCAAATTATTTTAAACCAAGAAATACATAATAGAAATGAAAAAGCATTATCAATTAGAAATTGGTATAATGATTTAACTTTGAAATATAATGATTTTAAAATAAAAATACAAAATGATGAAATAGATTATTTTACATTTGATGATTTATCTGAAATACCATATCAAATATCTGATTTATATGAACATATTTCTGATGAACATATTTCTAATTATAAGATTGCTCCTTATGTAGATGTTAATTTTATTGATGACAGAATTCATTTGGTAGATTTTAAAAGACATTTGAAAGCTAATGTAGCTTTGACAAAAAAAACATATCGAGCAGCAGATGGTCGACCTACATATAATGAATATTATTATGATGGGGAATTGATGGCGAAAATATATTTTATTTTTGAATCAAATGAAAATAATTTATTAACACGCAGAACAGAAAAATTAGTATATATAAAAAATGATGATACAGAAGGAAATTTAATAACAATCAAAGATAAAATATATGATATAAATGATGTATCAGATGCTTCGTTAGTTGTTCAAGAGCGTGTGACTGCTAGACAATACATTGTAGATTCTTTGAACATTTTTATTTTGGGTGTTTTGGCACAATATCATCCTGATAATACACAAAATGAAAATATTATGATGGTGCTTCCTTATTGGAATGATACAGAAGCACAAAGATTAATGTTTATTGATCTTGGATTACCAGATTGGAAAAATTCATTAGCCGCAATTGATATAAATGATCTTCCAGAAGATCGTGCATGGTTAGGATATGTTATTGATGCGAATGGAACAACTGTTAGAGATTATGCATATAATACGTTGAATTATTAATTGTTTTATTTTTTTAAAAAAGAAGTCATTTTTTATAAAATACTAAGAACATATAAATGAGGAAATACGATAATTATATCAATCAATTATATTACGAGGAAAAGACGATGGCAAAAAAGAAAGATAAAATACAATCAGTTTCTCCAAGTGAAGATCAGAATTCAAATATTCAACCAAAACCAATTAGTATTGATGAATTACAAAGTTTGAAATTCGAAAATATGAAATTAAAAATTGATATGCTGAATATTAATAAGTCGTCAATTGAAAAAGAAATAAACAATTTATCTATGACTATTAATAATGAAATTTTACAATATATGGAAAAGATGAATATTCCAAATCAATATCGTTTAGATTTTTCAACTATGAAATTCATCGTAGTTCAAAAGTAATAATCTTTATATCTTTAATTTATTTTTAAACAGGATTTGATTTATGGCTGCAATTGCGAATCGGGTGCAAGCTACTTTGCTGAATTTAACTAGTAAAGATGGTAAGCAATTATTAGAAGGTTTATGCAATCTATCTGATTTAATAGAGAATAAATCAGATCCTGATCAAAATGAATTATATATTTTAGAGAATATTTATAAAGCGAAAGAAAGTTTAAGTCTTCTTATAGATAATTTACAAAAACACAACAAAGGGATTAATATTTTTTCTGATCCTGGTTCTAAATTATCTGATTTATTTTCAAAAAATGGAACATTTGATTAATTATATTAGTCATGATTTTATTCAAAAATAAAATATTCAATGTATTTTAATTGGTGTGACCAATGATTCAACATGATTGTGTTAATTTGGAAAAAGTTTTAAAATTAACTGAAATAATTTCGAGTTTTGACGATAACGAAAAAAAAAATATTACTGATCTATTGGCTAATATGGCCAAAGTATTTAAATGTGATGAAATAGCTTTTATTCAAAAACAATCTGATTCAACCACCTTTCCTATCATTTCCCCATCTGAAACATTCTGTCAAAAATTATTAAACAAAGATATTTATAAATGTATTTTATCATTATCGTTTAGTTTATCTGATCCTTTGATTTTAAATCATACATTTGAAATTAATCCGTATTATAAAATAGAAAATTTTGTAATAATTTCTCCTGTGATTCTACGGAATGAATTTATAGGTTGTATCTTTGCATCATATTTGCCTGAATCTATTGGTTCCCATCTGTTTAGAATAGTTGATTTATCGTATTATAAATTAGCTACTAACATAATATCAATTCAAGAAAATTCATATCGTGTCAAACATGTTCTAAAAGTTACAAATGAATATAGAAAATTATTAAATAATTTATCAGAAAAATTAATAACTGCTAAAAATCATGAAATGGATTCGTATATTGATGATTGTATTAGACAAACGTGTGAAATGTGGAATATTGATAGAGGATATTTGTTCATAGTTGATTTTAAAAATGAAAAATTAAAAAAAACAAATGAATGGTGTGCAGAAGGAATACCTTCTTTATTAGATAAAGAAAAATCTATTCCTTTTGAATTATTTCCATGGGAACATATTATTCACAAGTTTAATACTGATCCAACCACTCCGATACATATTCCTAATATGTTAAATAAATTAGAAAAAATCTTCAAATCTGTTGAAACAAAAAAAGATATACAACCAGAAATTGAAAAATCTGTTGAATATCTCATCTCTTCTAAAAATCTAAAATCAGTTCTATTGATCCCTGTTTCAGATCATTATAATGACAATGTTTTCACTTTAGCTATTTTAGGATTTTCACAAGTTAAATTAGCTAAAGAATTTCCTGAGCAATTGATTGATATGTTAAAAGTTTTATCTTTTTATATTTCAGAAGCCGTCAAAAGACGTAGAGAATATCAAAATATATCAAATTTGAATAGAACGACATTGGAAAATATATTAAAATGGGAAGAAGAAGCAATTGAAGAAAATAAAATATTTAAAAATCTAAGTTCTAAAATGAAAGCTATTTTTGATGATCATAATTTATCAAAAGGCAATTAAATGTCAAATAAATTATCTTCCCATAATGATCAAAATGATGATACTAATATGATTTTATCATCAAATCTTTTAAAAGCAATGATAGAACAAGTAAAAGACGGTTTAAAAAGAGTATCTGAATTAATCAAAGAAATAAGTAATGTTGTAATTGTCATAACTGATAATCAACGTATTTTTGATAGTACGATACAAGAAACAAGAAAAAATATTGAGAATATTGAAAAAAGATTGACTATTTTGATAAAAGATCAATCTGGTTTAATAATAAATGAAATCCAGTTAAATAGTGATCAACACAAATTTATAATAAAAAAATTAGAGGAGATTGATCAAAAATCAGAAAATTCTTTAAATGATAAAATAAAATTGATTTTGAATGAAATTGGTGGAAATTCTGACGAACATGGTATTATTATAAACAAAGTAACTGATATAAGTAGTAATACTATGGAATTGATTAAAGATAAAAATGAAGATATTTTGACAGAATTTAAGAATACTTCAAAAAAATTAGAAGAATTAGCAGAATCTATGAAAACAATTATAGATAAATTATCTATATTCAACAATCGTTTGTTTAAATTGTTTGCAGTAGTTACTATTGTCGTGACAATCATTGGTTTATTTGGAGGAATAAAAGGGATTATTACATCAGTGGTGCATGGATTTTAGATAAATTTGAGAGATAAATTCGATTAATTTTAAAAAAGTGGCCATTTGAATATGGCAAAATAATAATATATATATAATCGTAACTCTCAAAATTATATAGCTCCCATCCGATAGAATTATTCTAGAACATTCTATCGGATGGGAGAATTTTCGTGTATAAAATAAGGAACATAATATTGAAGGAATAAATTTAAATTATGAGGTGTTATTATGAGCAGACGATTTAAAAGATTAATTATTAGTTACAATTTATGTATTTTTTTGATAATTCTTTCTCTAGTATCTTGCGTAACTACTACATCATCATTCAAAGATTCATCATTCAAAGCATTAAATATGGCTGCTTCTACATATGAAGGAACTATGGAAACAGTAGGAGAAGCATATAAAAAAGGAATGATAAGTGATGAAACAAAAGATAAAATAATCGAAAAAGCTAATATTTATTGGAAAGCTTATCATTCAAGTGTTATTATTTATGAAATATATATTAGACAAAGCACTCCTGCTAATAAACAAAAATTGGTTGAAAATTTAGATCATATGAACAATGCTTTGATTGAATTATTAGTAATTAGCCAAACGGAGATCAAATAAAATGAATGATAATATTACCACACCAGTAGAAAAACCAAAGGGGCAGAAAATGGAATTAGCATTGATTTTATCTATATCAGAATTAGTTTTGAAACACGGTGTTCCTCTTGCATTACAATTAGTTAAAGATTGGGAAGTAACAGAACCAACTTTAGATGATATTGAACAATTAAAAAAGAGAGTACCACCCCCAAGTTCATATTTTGAAATAGATAAAAAAGATTAGATATGTTTGAAAATGTTTCGGATATTAACAATCATAGAATAAAATTATCAAATTTTCCTATAATTTTATTTAAAAGAGATATTAAAAAAAAATACAAGTCATCGAAAATATCTCATATATTTGATCAAGAATTACTTTTTTTTAGAAAAGGGATTATTACAATTCATTATTTTTTTATACCAGAAATGGTTTATATATTGAATGAATTAAATAGACCAATATATAAAAAATTTATTTCTCTTATATTAAATAATTCTTGGGTTAAAAATGTTGATAAAAAATATCCCAATCGATTGAATATGTCTAAGTTAAAAGATATTGTATATACGTTAAAAAATTACCAAAAAAATTTCTTACAAATATATGATATTAAAAAACAACAGTATAAATTAAATGGATATATTTTAGCTTTTGAACAAGGAATAGGAAAAACAATTACTTCTTTAGCTTTAATGCATTGTTTGAATAAACAATCTGTTGTTATAATTGCCCCTAAAAGTATTCTACGGTCTGTTTGGGAAAATGAAATAAAAACTGTTTTTAAAAATAAATATTCTATATGGATAATTGGTGATAAACCACGAAAATCAGATTTTTATTTGGTTAATTATGAGTCAATTAATAAATTAAATTCTATATCTAACTTTATTCATAAAAAGAATGGTATTATTATCGATGAGTGTCATAATTTTAGGAATTCATTGACTAAAAGAGTTGTTGAATTAGAAAAATTTGTTAACAAAATACATTGTAGTGATATCTTATTAATGAGTGGCACTCCTATAAAAGCAATCGGAAGTGAAATGATACCTGCTTTGAGATTATTGGATAATTTTTTTGACAATGAAGCTGAAATTATATTTAAAAAAGTTTTTGGTTTAAAAACAGAAATTGCTTTGGATATAATGAAAAATAGATTAGGAATGATAATGCATCGAAAATTAAAAAGTGAAGTTTTTGAATTACCAATGAAAAAATATTTTGATGAAAAAATATCAATTCCAAATGGAAAAAAATATACATTAGAAGAAGTTAAAAAACAAATAGCTTTATATATAACAGATAGACAAGAATATTATCGTCAGAATTATAATTTGTACCTGAATGATTATAATGAAGTAATTGATTATTTAAAAACTACGAAAGAAGGCAAAACAGAAAATTTTGCAAATTATTTAAAATTAATAATAGAACTAAAAAAATATGGATATCAATTTAACAATCAAGAAAAAGTTCAAAGAGTAAAAGAATTAAATATATATGAAAAAAATGTTTTGAGACCATTACTCCCGAATGAACTTAAAAAGAAATTTGATAAAACTAGATCTGTTATTAAATATGTTAATTTGAAAATAATGGGAGAAGTTATAGGGAATCTGTTGACAAAATTACGATCAGAAATGTTCAATGAAATGATTATTCATAGTCCATTATGTAAAATAATAAATAATGCTGAGAAAAAAACAATTTGTTTCACGACATATGTAGATGTTGTGAAACAATGTAGTAATTATTTAGAAAAAAATTGTAAAACTAAACCAATAAAAATATTTGGTGAAACATCATCTAAAATTCCTAAATTAATCAATGATTATAAAAATAATAAAAACAGTAACCCCCTCATTGCTACTATTCAAACATTATCAACAGGCGTCACTTTAACAAATGCAAATACAATTGTTTTTTTGAACAATCCGTGGAGATATGTAGATAAGATACAAGCAGAAGATAGGTGTCATAGAATAGGACAAGATACAGATGTATATATTTATACTTTTGTTTTGGACACAGGTTCTAAATTAAATTTATCTACAAGAATGGAAGAAATTGTTTCTTGGTCTAAAAATATGTTCAATGGAATAGTTGGAGAAGAAGAAATAGATAAAAACATGAGACCTATTATAAAAAAATTATTAGGATATGTTCCTTCATAAATATCATATATACAGAGAACATATATCTGAGGAATATTAAATATACAGAAGTTAAATTTATATAAGGGTAAATTATGATTCTAGGAAGAATTAATCAACCTGTATATGAAGATTTTATTGTTATAGATAGTACGGGGGCAGGATTTGTAACTAATGTAGATGTTACTGAATTTACTTCATTTATTTATGATAATGATCGTAATTTATATGCAGGTATCACCAATTTCTATGAAATGGGAAATGGTGCATATCGATGTGAATTTTTTCCTGATTCAACTGGAACATGGTTTATAACAATTGTTCATCCAGTACATTTTCCTGCTGGAAAATCGAATACAGCTATAATATATACCAGTGATTTGAATATTTTAACTAGAATAGCTGGATTGATGCAAGAAAATTATTCTGTTGATCAAGCTGTATATGATGCAAATGGTAATTTAACATCTTCAAGAATTCGTATATATGATTCTGCGATTAATGTTGGTACAGGAAATGGTGTGATAGCTTCATATGATATGATAGCTACTTATGCGGCCGGTACGAATCAAATGACATCATATAACGTAGAGAAAATATAATCATGTCTGGTATTGCTTTAATAACTAAAGGCATGATATGTCAAGGAATTGCGAATAATACTATGAATGGTACATATGGTAGACCTTTTCAAGAATCAGTTATTGAAGCACCTATCATAAATGTTACCAAAATAAGAACAAAAGTAATTAAAAAAGGGATAGATTTAACCGAGATGTCTAATATTTCTATCAAAATAGATGATGTTCTTTCTTCACAATAAAGGGATATAAAATGGATATTGATGTTACAAAACCAAAATTTTTTCAATTTAATGTTACAATTGAAGGAATAGACTATACTGCATTATCCGGTAAATTAGAATTTATGTACGAAGATGTTATTTATGCTTTTCCTACTAAAATTTATAAAGATAGAATTGAAGTAGAAGTCCCTCCTTTACAATCTATTATAAGAAAACATATTGAAGAAACAGATAAAATTACTGCTAGATTAGAAATAAATGGTGATATGTTCCATCTTCCTGCATGGAAAGGTGATATGACAATAAAAAGAGGATTGTTTATAGAAAGTGATGATCCATATATTGATGATTTGCCAGAATCTAAAAAAATCAAACAATCTTCTGATGAAAATAATTCTATTTATGACAATGTTTTGAAGGAAGATATTGAATTTTTAAGAAAATTACGCAATGGTAGTGAATCTGTTTATAATGAAAAAAGTACAAATGAAATTATATCAGAATCACTTGAAAAAGAAACATTTGATAAAAAAGAAACAACGGTAAAAAGAAAAAATAATAAAAAGAAAATGACTTTTGATAAAAAGAAATTTTTAAAAGAAGCATCTGAACAAGAGAAATATGCTGTTGAAAACAATGTATCTTTTTCAGAAACATCTAAAAACGATACTCCTGAACAAAAAGAATTTCGTATGAAAATTCGTAATATTGTTCAAGAGGGATATATTAAGAAACTAAAAACAATCAAGAAAAATACTAAGACTGTATCAGAAGCTATTATTGAATCACCACAGTCAAAAGAAATTATTTCTGAAACATTCGATGTTGAATCTATCAATGAATCAAATGTTAATATCCAAAATATTAGATTGATGATGGAATCTGTTGGAATGAAAACAGAAAAGACTCAATCTAAAATGATAGAACATGCAAAAGATAAAGGAGCAAAATCCGATATAGAAATATTTGATACTATCAAAGGTATGTTGTTTCCTCCAAAAGCACAACAAGGAATGGGTTTACAGGAAAATTATAACAAAGCAATGGAAGTTTTTAAGAAGAGTGATTAAATGAATAATTATAATCTTTTAGAAGATCGTTATTATAATTCATTGTCAAATAATGAATTGATGGATAAACTATTGTACGAATTTGATTTATCTTCCATAAAAGACGACTTCAAAGAAAAACTTTCAAAATTAAATTTAACAAATGCAAGTATTGTTTTTGAAAAAATAAATAAAAAATTATCTAATAAATTAAAAGAATTTGATGTTGATCCAGAAGCTATAAAGAATTCTGCTAAGAAATCCACAAAAGATATATATTCAATAATAGATAAAGGGTTAAAAAATAAAATACCATCAAAAATAACAGCAAAGAAAATTGAAAAAAAAGTAATAGCATCTGTCAGTCAACAAATTAAAGATAGCACATTATCTGGAATACAGATAATAATGTCATTGGTTTTTGCTGTTGCTATTATGTTATTTATGATGATGGTTATTATTGGAATTTTAAATATTATATTGAATGTAAATATTGTTTTGGCATATATAATAGTTTTGTTTTTTATTTTTGCTATTTATGAATTATCTTTTTCATTGATGGTTAAATGGATAGATGGTGATTCGGATAGCACTGTTGTTTCATATCGAAATAAATTAAAAAATATCAAGATTCAAAAATATGATGAATCTGCGAATGAAAAAATTTATATTTTGCATGTATTCATAAATTCATTTAAAAATGTTATTCAGAAAATAAAAAAATAATTTGCCGATGTTACCTAATGGCTAGGGCACGGTATTGTAAACCGTTTCATGTAGGTTCGAGTCCTATCATCGGCTCCATTTTATAAAATACGAGGAATGTTAATCATGAAAAAAGATCAGATGAATCAAGAGGCAAAAGGATGGATATGTCCTAAATGTGGAAAAGTAAATGCTCCTCATATAAATCAATGTCCATGTGTAAAAGATGAAATGAATGAAAGTAATCAATACACACCAACTGCTAATGATGGTAGACAGATTTTGACGGAGGTATAATCAAATGGATCAGTATATATTTTTAGAAAATTATTATAATAATGACAATTTTTTAAATGAATCTTTGTTTTCTTTCTCAGCAAATGATTCTATAACAAATTTTAAAAATAAAATAAATTCATTGGAAAATTTTGTTTCAAATAAATTAAAAGAACAAAAAATTGATATTTCAAAAACAATGAAAAAAATGAAATCGGTGATATCAGATATAAATTCTGATATTGAACAGAATGATATATCCAATCCTAATGAATTTGTTAAAAAATATACATCACAAATCAATAAAAAATCTGAAAACAAAGGTGTTACCACTTCAGTATTTATTTTATTGGCAATACTGTGTTGGATTTCAAGGAATCAACTTCGTCATATGCATGGTGGAGATATAAAAAATAAATTAATTCCTGTAATATCAGTATTTGTGGTAGCAATTTTTCTTCAATATTTAAAAAATAAATACTTGAATAAAATAATTGGATAAAATTATGGATAATATGATCAGACAAAAATATAAAATTTATACATCTACTATTTCTAATCAAACAATGGCTATATCATTTGAATTAGCTTCTTTTATGTGGAAATATATTAACAAACATAAATGTATAAAAATTTTAGATTTGGGAAGTGGTTATAGTTCATTTGTGTTTAGATATTATCAAAAATCAAATGCTCCTTCAAAATGTAAAGTTGTTTCTGTTGATACATCTATGGAATGGTTAACACAGACAAATAAATTTTTATCTAATAATGATTTGAATTTAGATCACCTATATACATTTGAAGATTTTAAAACAAAAAGAATGCCTGTGAAAAAATATGATTTTATATTATATGATTTGGGTAATATGTCAGCTAGATCAGAAAACTTAGAATATATTCTAAGTTTTGCTGATACAGGTTGTCCAATTATTATTGACGATGTTCATAAAAGTGTATATAGAAAAAAAGTAGAAGAAACAGTGAATAAATTAAAAAAACATATTGTAGATATCAAACCTAAAACTTTAGATGCATTTGGTAGATATGCATATATGATAAAGTGAGGAAAAACAAATGGATATTTTATCAGATTTAGATCGTTATGTATTTTTTGAATGTAATAGAAATGCATTATTAAATCATATTAAAGAATTAACAGATGATGAAATAATGATTAATTATATTAAAGAAGACGCATCTGATGCTAATATTCTATCATTAATTATGTATGGTAAAGTTTTAAAAGAAGATAATATTTTTGTTGAACAAAAATTGATTGATAAATATATGACTATATTGGAACAGAATAATATAATAGATGAAAGAGAATCATTATTAGAAGGAGTTACGACAGATTCTTATGTATTAAACGCAAAATGGAGAAAAGAAGATATAGACGAAGCTATAAAAAGTTTGCAAAAACAATCAAACCAATTAATAAAAATAAATAGTCGTTTCTCATCTAAGATGCACGATAATATTTTAAAACAAATAGCACGTCTTAGGGATGAAAGATCAGATATTTCTCAACATTCTATACGCAATCAATTCAAAGATATGGTAGCAGATACTAAAAAAGCAATAGTGACAGATGACGGTATAGGAGTTGGTCTGATTGGTGCTACTCTGTTGATTGCTGCAACTGCTATGATCGGATACAAAGTGTATAAAAGATATTTTACTGTTGCGGGAAAAACATGTGCAGGAAAATCTGGATATAATAAAGAAGTATGCATCACAAATGTAAAAATAAAAGCTATCGAAGAAACTATTAAAATATATAAAGATAACATGAAAAATTGTAAGTTAACAAAAGATCCAAATAAATGTAAAGAACGAATAAATAAATTAATACAAAAATCTCAATTAAAAATAAACACATTAAAAAAGAAAAAAATGAAATAAAATATTTTAAACAAAAATCAAAGAGAATAAATTACACTCTCTTTGATTTTTGTTCGAAATAATTATAAAGTATTTCCTGATTTAAATTCTTTTGTTATATCAGAATTATTTTTTATTTTCTTTTGAAATTTTTTAAGCATTATATTCATTTCTGATTTAAATTCTTTTGTTATATCAGAATTATCTTTTATTTTTTTCTGAAAAAATTTAATTCTGATATTATTGTCATTTATTTTTTTAGTTAGATAAATTTTATCCCCTCCATTTTCCAACCATTCTTTTCTAACAAAATTTTCTGTTTCTAACATCAATACGATTTCTCGTATTGTCATATTAGCATGTCGATCAGATTCAATTCTGACTGTTATAAGATAACTTGTTAATACTAATATGCCAATAATAAATGAACACAGCACAGCCACACAAAAATTCTTTATCGTTTCCATTATTTTTTATCTCCTTTATTTCCTTTTATTTCAGGAAATCTGTATAAAAGTGAATTATTTATATTGTCTTTTAATTTTTTAATCAAATTATTTTTATCAATATCACTACTTATTTTTATAATTTCATCAATTTGATTATATATGATATCTTCATAATTAGTATAATTATGTCTAATGAATGCCAAAATAGCAATTTTACTATTTTGTTTTTTTGATATTCTATTGTTATATTTATGTTGAACTGATTTTTTATGATGTTTTATTTTTTTTATTATTTTTTGAATATCTATTTCTTCTGGAATCGTAACTCTTATCCAATTAATAATATTATGTATTCTATGGCATTCTCCTCCTTTTTTGATAATATCAATTTTCATTTTCTTTTTCAATAATTCTAATCGTTCAAGAGTTTCAACAATAGAAATATCAATATAATCATAGTATTCAATTTCATTCATATATTTAACAGGTTTTAAATATTTTCGCACATGTCCATATGTCCACCATTCTCTAGTAGCTAATAAATTTTCCATTGATATATACATTAATATACCTTTGCTTTATTCAATAATAATTTCTCCATCATAATCCTCCATATTATTTTTCATTTTTCCCATGATATCATTAGGAACATTGTGTATATTTTCATATACAGTTAATAATCTAATAACAGTTAATTCAGAAAATTTCATCGTTGTGTATTTTTCCAATTCCCACAAACGAACAAAAGTATTGGATACGACAACATCTTTTCCTTGTAATAATAATTGTTGTGTTAAAAATTGACATGTTGCATGATATGTTTTTAATTTTGAATAATTAAATTCATATTCACCGTTTTTCATAAAAAACATATCTGTTTCTACATGTTCATGTTCAGGAAAAGTTTGTTCTGCAAATGTCGATTTTCCAGAACCTGGTAATCCCCTAACCAACACCAATTTACCATATTTTTCTTTATGATTCTCTGTGTTTTCTATATATCCTTTATTAATTGCTCTGTTAAAAGCTTCTACTAATTGAGGTATTCTTTTTGATCTGGCAAATTCTAATCCAGAATGATAATCTCCTCCTTCATCTCCATATCTAGCAATAACTGTTGTACTTTCTTTTGGACAAAAATATAAATCAAATTCATTATACTGTCCAAGAAAAATACAATCATCACAATCATGTGTGAATCGTTTGTTCATATCATACATTTTTATATCCTCTTTTTTGTAAACATATCATCCAAATTTTTTTGAATTATTTGTTTCATATTACCAATCATTGATGTTTTCAGTTTTTTATTCGTAATTGTTTTTTTAATGAAACAATAGGAAGGAAATACTTTAGAAATGCGATTCATACGATTAAATACTGGTTCGAAATAAGACATATGTTTAGTTAATTGAATAATTAAACGATCTGAACCAGTACCATTGCATTTTGGACACGAATGGTATGGGTCAAAATAGTTTGCCATACCACTTTCTGGTCCTGTATCTGGACGGATATATTCTCCTCTTATCATTCCTGAACCTTTGCATTTTCGACACTTCCCCATATTTTTACAATCCTTATCATAAATAAATCGTTTATTCATATCTATCCTTTTTCCTTTTTACACGAATGTTTTCTTTTTTGATCGAGTAGTCGTGCTCTTTGTTGATCGAAGCCAGCAGTCATTATCATGCCTAACATATTTTTCTGCTGGTCGATTTGACTATCTAATGATTTTTTATGAATAACAAGCAATTCTTTAGTATGTTTCAATTCGTGTTTCAAATCTTCATTTTCTTTATACATTGCAATAATTTGATATGCAATATCTACTACATCTACGTCAAAAAATTTTTTAGAATATTCTGTCATGATTATCCTCATATTTTATTTTGAATGTTTGTTTGCATTTAAAATTATTACAAATAATAACTTTGATATTATCTTTTTCAATAATATCATTATTATCTACAGATTTTACTGTTTTACAAATCGGACATTTGAAAATCATAATAGCTGGTGATACTTTATCTGATTTGATACAAACTTCTTGTAAACCAACTGTTTTTGTTTCTGTTTTGTTCATATTCTTTTTTCTCTTATTTACGATTTTCATAATAACTCCTTTTTTAAAATTAAAAGATTCTTTATCAATATTGAATATATATAACAAATAGAAGATTTTAATATCAATAATGGGAACATAATATTGAGAGAAATAATTTATTCCAGTGTAGCTCAGTTGGTAGAGCTCAAGACTGTTAATCTTGTGGTCGTAGGTTCGATTCCTACCGCTGGAGCCATGAATATCTACAATAATAGGTTAGTCGAGAGGAATCGAAACAATGTATAATTTTATCGAATGGTTTATTAATATATTAAAATCTGATAAACCAAGTGGTATTAAAATGAAAAATTCAAACGAAACATCTAAGAACAGAATTAAATGTGCATTAGTTATTGGACATAAAAAAACATCACAAGGTGCATATAATAAAAAATTCGATATGCATGAATTCGAATTTAATGAAACATTGTCAAAAAATATTGAATCACAAATAGATAAAACTGATATAGATATATATCGAATATATAGAAGAACTTATGCTTCATTACCAAATGATATAAATGAATTGAATCCAGATTTTGTAATTTCATTACATTGTAATGCTTTTAATAAAAAAGCAACGGGTTCAGAAGTTTTATATTATCATAAATCTGAAAAAGGAAAGAAATTTGCAACTATCCTACAACGTAATTTGTTGAAATATCTCAATTTGAAAAATAGAGATATTCGTGAAAAATCAGCAGAAGATAGAGGAGGATATTTATTAAAAAGTACAAACGCTCCATGTATTATTTCAGAACCGTTTTTTATTGACAATGATAGTGATTATCAAATTGCTGCTATTGAAAAATATGATCTTTTAATCAAAGCATATACACAAGGAATCATAGAGATAGCTTCTATGATTCAAAGGAAAATTTAATTATGAATAAAGAATCTTTATATTTCATTACTTCATTACGTTCTAATTTAGTAGATGAATTAAATGAATCATTGACAGAAAGTGATAAAAATTATGTAATTGAAAACTTTTCAGATGGTGATATTTTATCACTTTCATTAATTGGAAAAACTATTCCAGAAAATGAAGATAAACAAGCATATACAGAAGGAATTGCTCATGCTTTTAGTGAAATGTTTTTTGAAGGTGATTTAAAATTAGATATTGATGCAAATAATAATTCTTTTAGTATTTTAAAAGAAAATTTACAAGAAACAGTTTCAAGAGAAGATGATTTTTTTCCTGATGAAGATGAACCTACTCCTAAAGCAAAACCAGTGAAACAAATAAATAAATCTGATATGGGAAAAGTAGGGAATCAAATTGCAAATAAACAAACATCAAAGGGATTCGATAATCCTCATCCTACAAAAAATACAAAAATAAACCATACTAAGAGTGGTTTTGATGATCCAATCCCTCATAAACACAAACCACATGTTAGAGTACAAAAACAAAAATCTGACATGGGGCATGTCGGAGAAGAAATTGCAAATCAAACCGGAAATGCACAATCATCTTTTCAAAATGCTGTTAAACATTTTAAAGATTTTTTCATGGGAAATAATGCCCATAATCTAAAAGTTGGTGTAGGTGTTGCCGCTGCCGCTGCCGCTGCATATGGTGCATATAAATTATATAAAGCTAAATTTGGTGATACAAATAAAGCTAAAAATGCACAAGTACAACAATTAGCTAAAGCAAAATCAATGGCTAATAAAACATCTGATCCAAATAAATTTAAACAAATGATTCAAGATAAAATAAATAAAATTAAAAAAAGTTTTAGTAAATAGATCAGACGAGGTAAATAGATGAGAAAAAGAACAAAATTATTTGAAGCTTTTTTAAAACAAACACAGAAAGTATCTGATTTAGATATATTCTTAAAACAATTCAAAGAAGTTTATTCTTTTCAAACATACGAAGAAATGGAAGATGGACTGTCTGTTTATGATTCAATACCATATAACAAGGCATACATCTTTCCATTTGTAACGTGAATTGAAAGAGCATTTCATACAGTTGGTATGAAATTTAATATAGATATATATTTCTTTGATGCTTTTGGAAGAAAAACTGGTGAAGCATTAAATGTTCCACCTGGAAAAGAAGATATATCACCAGAAGATGAAGGTGTTCAATATGTGGTCGAATGTTTACCTCGTAAGGGATAATTAAATATGGCATTATACCCAGGTTCAGCGAAAATGTTTCCTGATTTGCAAAAATACTTCAATAAATACTTGAAAACAAATCAGGTGGATCGGTATGAAGTACCGATACCAGGTGAGATATATAATGAGCATTTTGCTGAATGTCGATCTTTTATAAGAATGTTATTTGATGATGATTGGCATTATCCAAATTATACACATTGTTATACTAAAATAGAAGATAAATTAGCATGGCCTGTTTCAATTAGAGATAGATTAATGGTATATACACATACCGAATATTATTTACCATGTTGTGATTCAACTAATTTTGATTTAGTATACACTCCATGTGATGCTACATCAACAGATTTTTTAAACACTATCAATCATAATTCATCACAATGTTGTGTAGATTCAACTGCTTCAACAAATATATTCAATTTAGAAGAAGATGATTTTTTAATGTTGGATGCATTAAATATTTATCGATGTGATTCAACAGCAATCATTATTTATGAACAAGAATCTGTTCCTTCTAATAATTTAGTTTTATTACCTGATGAGCATAAATGGTTATTGAGTGTTTCATTTAATACTTTAATTTCTCCATTATCAAAATTAATTTTTTTGTATTTAAATTTAATGGTTAACAAAGATTTCCTCTTTTATCAATGGGATGGAACAAATTATTTAAGTAATAATTTGTTTGAACATTTGTATGAAATATATGTAATAGATAATGTGTTTCAACAAATAATTAAAAATGGATCTGATTTAGTAGAATCATAGGTTATATCATATGTGGTTAATAAAAGATTACGAAAAAATATTTGATTTTCTAAAAAGTTTTGGTGAATCAGAGTATAGTGAAGAAATATTGGATTATATATTTCATCCTACTAAATTTGATATGTTAGATGATATAACAAAACAGCTAGTTAAAGATGAATATGACAAATTATCAACAGGTTCTAAATTAGGAAAACCTGTTATAACAGCTTCATTATCAGATTTATCATCTTCGAACATTTTGTTCGAAAAAACTATTGATCAATTATCATTCAATACATCAGATTGGAACAAAATAAGGAAATTGGTTATTGATTGGTACACTGCATTAAAAACAATGGTTTCAGTCCAGAAGAATGTATCTGATTTATATGGGATGCCCGATGAACATTTAGATGAAGCTTTTCGATCTAAAGGATTTTTATTTTCGACACAATTATCTAATTATGGATTAGATATTAATTATAATAAAGTAAATTTTTATTATGATTTAGTTAATCTTTATAAACAAAAAGGTTCTCCTAGAACTCTTTTAAATACATTAACATATTTTGGTTTTCCTAATATAGAATTACTTGAATATTTTACATATGTTAGACGATCTACACAAAAAGTGGAATTTCATTCTACTTCTTCTGATTATACTGGAAAATGGTATTCAACACAAACAGATATTCTTCCATATGATGAAGTTACACAATGGGATCCTCATTATTTGACTTCTGAAAAATCTATTGTATATGGTCAGAATAATAATGGTTTACATCTTCCTACAAAAAGTCCATATTTTTCATTACGTCATTTTATAAATGTAAATGATTATGTCAAATTAATGACATTCATTTCAAGAAGAGTACAAGATCAATATCAAGCATGGGCACAATCAATTTTATCAACAAAAGTAGATCCTCCAAAAGAATTATATATAGAATCATGTACGATGGACGCTTCTGTTTTAGAATTATATTTATCATGTGTCTATACGTATTATCGATATTATGGAACAGAAGTAAATATAAAACATCCAACAAATCCTATATGGGATACATCTTCGCAATTAGGAGATCATGGAGAAAATTTTCTTTGTTATGATGGAACAGATGCATCATATCTTAATATAATAGAAGATTTTAAAGAATATTTAGAAAATTATCCTTTAACAAGAGATGATATAAAAAATAATCAGGAATATTTTTTAGATAAATTTTCTCGATTGACATCTACTAATTTTCTTCAAAATGAAAAAGTAGCTGGAAAAGTTTTAGAATTAATAAATCCAGAATTATTTAAAAGAATAAATGATTTATATGATATAAATCCTGAAACAATTGTTCTTGGGAATCTTTTAGAAGATTTGATGAAATGGGTAAGTAGTTATTTATCTATTGCACTTCCTCATTTGAATTTTGTATTATTTGGAACATTAGAATTCAAAAGAATAATGTCTCCATTACTGGATTTCTTTAAACCATATCATGCTAGATTACTAGCATATGATATGGCTTTTGTAGAAGATGATAGAAATACTGAATCTGTTATTGTAGAAGATGCACCAGAAGATCATATTGTAGAAGTCACTCTTGATTGGGATACGTGTAATAGCAAACCGTGTTGTAATGATACGTGTGAAGAATTAACTCCTGATAGTTTTTATTCGAGAGATACATATGATTGTGGATCTTTTTATGATATAGGTGGTGCATGTGATGGGAGAGAAAATTCTTTTATGACATATATAGAAGACCATCCACAAGAACCATTGAATTGTTTACAAGGTTTTACTGTTTTAGCTGATTATGAAAATCCTTCACATCCAGATTTCCAACATGATGCATATGTGGATACAGAAGTTATTAATATACCTCCTGAATTTTTTCCTCCTGAAAATGCAGGAGAAACTATCACATCTGTTGTTGCACAATCTGGTAATTTTATGAATTTCGATGAAGGTGGGTGTTTTGATGGTCAATATGGTAGCGATTTGTGTCTTATACAGGTTATAGAATAATTTTTATTGGTAAAATGAGAACATATAAATGAGGGAAAATTTTAATTTAATTTATGAGGAACAAATATAAAATGAACAATGAAGATACTATAAAGATTGTTGCTAAAGATACTTATGGTGATAATTGTTTAAAAGATAATGTAGGACAAAATAATAATATTGAAAGGAAACCTCAGGGTTGGGTAGAAGTATATGAAATTGATGAAAATAATAATGAAAATTTATTGTCCAAATCCAATTTAGTTGTATATGTTGGTAGAGAAACAATCGCACAACGAATGTTTGGTACTAATAATTCTGCTTCTGCTTCTACTAAAGATGAATTTATCACATGGCTAGGAGTTGGTTCTGGTGGTGTGAATGTAGGAGATCCTTTTAATCCATCTCCTCCTGTTGCTACTGATACTGATTTAGCTATATCTGTAGGAATAAGTGCTATTGATCCAAATTGTGCTGATCCACGAGGCGGATTTTTTTATAAAAAACCTATTGAATCAATTGAATTCGAACAAGATACCTATAATAATAATTCATGGTTAATTGTCAAATCAACATCAAGAATTTCTTTAGGAGATTGCATTGATGAACATATCAGCGAAGCTGGTCTATTTACAAGTGAAGGAGGACCTATTGCTGGTTATAGTGGGGATTTTCATTTATTTTCAAGAGTAACATTTCCACCTGTTGTTAAAACATCTACTAGACAATTGTTATTTGTTTGGTATCTTTTTTTCTAAAACACATAGAGAAACAAATTTTTTAAAAATATTGGAGTTTAAATATGAGTAATATTTCTCCGGGCGTATATACGAAAATCATTGATCTTTCAACATACGTATCCGCAGTTCCAGCTACCACAGGATTTATTTGTGCCCTGACTAAAAAGGGAAGGGATAATAAAGCAATTTTTGTTTCTTCACGAAATGATTTGATTCGTGAATGGGGTGAACCTTGTATTACAGATTTTGGTAAAGAATATGGACAAGGTTTGTATAATGCATATAATTTTCTAGGAGAATCTGGTTCATTATGGTTTATGCGTGTATTACCAGATAATGCTACATATTCAAATATTCGTATCGATGCTGTTTGGGATGGTATTGATACCACAGCGGATATTATATTGACATGTGTAGATCGTTTAGAAAAAATGATAGATATCGAATCTCAATTAGAACAATATGGTACAACATATCCAATTATGATTCTGTATCCAATTGGTCGTGGTGATTATTATAACATGATTGCTGTTCGATTGACAAAACATGTTAATCCTATGTTTGAAGGTGTATATGTTTTAGATATTTATGAAAAACAAGCAGACGGTACATCTGCTATTGTTGAATCATTTACAGTTTCTTTGAATATCAATTCCCGTGATCGTTCTGGTGATTCTATTTTTATCACTGATATTCTTGAAAAGTATTCAAATATTCTTAGAGGTCATCATTTAACACCTGATGGTGAAACTTCACCAGGTTATGATTTAGTTGTTAAAAATTATGATAACAATATGGGAAATGTTTCCGTTGATCTGACACCCGGGAATGCTACTTTAACAGATAGTCAACAAGATTTCATAGATTGGGAAAATCATGCCGAATCTGGAAATGCTATTTATTCAGTAACTATGATAGATGAACGAGGTATTCGCTTATATGGTTGGCTTGGTGCATCATCTGGTGTTGATAACGAAACTATCAATATATTTAATGATCGTGATTTAGATACTGCTTCACAAGAATGGATTAGTGTTGAATTAGACACTGATGATGATGGTGTTGTCGATATGCGAAGTATTGATGTATTTTCGACCACCGCAAGTCCAGAATATATCATCAAAAAGGATTTATCAGATGTGTCAGATGCGTTTTTAGGAGATGAACCTCCAGTTTTACGAAAAGGTTCAGATGGTGATATTTATAATATTAACCATAAAGTAGCTCCTGGTATATGTGAAGAATTATTATTCAGAGGATATGAAGGTTCTATTGATACACAGATTCAAGACAGAGAAAGAATTTTCTTCACAATGGTTTTTGATTGTGGTTATCCGACAAGAGTAAAAACTGGAATTGTTAGTTTAGTGGACCTTCGTCGTGACTGTGTTGCTATGTTAGATAATGGTGACAACTCAGATTATGGTAAAGCAATTTCTAAAAGAAATTCTGATCATGTTTATAATACTTATTTAGCTGCTCTTTATGAAGGGTATAATAAAGTATATGATGGTTTTACTGGTGCTGATATTTGGGTATCTCCTCTTTTCCATATGTCGTATCTCGCTCCTAGAAATGACAATGTTGCTGAAATTTGGTATGCAATTGCTGGTTTTCAACGGGGTGCAATTAATACTATATCTGAATTACGATATAATCCAACTCTTGGACAACGTGATCGAATGTATCTTCGTCAGCTAAATCCAATTGTTAAATTCAATATTGGATACAGCGTATGGGGTCAATTGACTACACAAGCTAAACCATCTGCTTTACAAGATTTAAATATTGTTCGTCTAGTATTATATTGTAAAGAAGCATTAGAAAGATATTGCCGTTTTTATATCTTTGAACAAAATGATGCACAAACTTGGTCATCTGTGTCTGGTGATATAAATGAATTTCTCGAAGAAGTAGCTGGTAAACGTGGATTGTATTCTTATACAGTTGATGTTGGTGCCACTGATTATGAAAGAAAAAGCAAACGCTTTCATGTGAATGTTACTTTAGAACCAACTCGTGTTGTAGAGAAAATAGAATTAAATTTTTATATTAAATAATTAATATTTCCCTTGATGATTTGAAATATAATCATCAAGGGAAAAAATCTAGAGGTATTTATCATGAGCATGAAATTTTCATTTTCAAATGTAAAAAATCAACTAGCTACTAGATATCATGGTGGTTCTGTTGAAGGAATAGCCGAACCATATGTGACTGGATATCATCACATTCATTGGTTGAAACTTCCTAAAATTGCTAAGGTTGAAATTGAAGGAAGCAGTGGAACATTAACAGAAGGTGATTGTGCAGATTTGCTTGCTGCTAGTTGTTTGTCTGTCACACCACCAGGTGGAACTCTCAATAAAGTATCATTCACTGGTTTGGGTGGTACAAAATGGGCAGTGCCTGGAAGTATTGATTATGGTGATTCTGTATCAATAAAATTCTTAGAATATTCTGGTTTACCAATTACTCAGATTTTTCATACATGGGTAAAAAATATTCGTGATTATAGAACGGGTGTATCCAGTAAACTGATTTCAGGAAAAGAAAGAAAAGGTTATTCGAAAAAAGAATATGCTGGTACTCTTTTATATTGGACTACTGCACCAGATGGAATTACTGTTGAATATTCAGCATGTTATGCTGGCGTATTCCCATTAAAAGATCCACAAGATTTATTTTCAAGTGATGTTGAAAATGTTGGTAAAATTGAACCAGAAATCGAATTCAATGTTGATTATGTATGGCATGAACAATGGGTACATGAAAAAGCAGTTAGTTTGTCAACTGGTGCAATTAAATCTGATTTCAATACTGCTATGAAGAAAAAATTTAACGGTTAACATATAAAATTATACGAGGTATTAATAAAATGTTTATAAATGAAAATATCAATGTTTCAGATAGTGCTATTTTTATGGGTTTTATGAGACATGCATTAATTGAATCATTGAAAGAAAATAATGCTGATAATGAATCTATTAAATATATAGAAGAATCAGCTAGTGATGCACAAGTATTGTCATTGGCGATGTATGGCAAATCATGTCCTAATGATAATCCTGTATTTGGCGAATCTTATCTTATGTCAAATCTTAAAGATTATATGATTGAAAATGTCAATGATTTTGATTTTACTGATGAATATTCATGTGCAGATTTTATGAATGAAATTGGTGGATTATCTTTAATTGATTCTGATTCGATTTCGATCATAACAGAATTTTCTAATTTACAAGAAAAAGATTGGAAAAAATTTGGAAACGATTTAGCTGGTGCTGCTAAAATGACATATAATCAAGGTAAAAATTATGTCAAAGATAAATATAATAGAGTAAAAACTGCACATAATGCTCAACAAACCGGACCTGGTGTAGGTGTGACTAATAAAGCAAGAGATGCTGCTAAGAATGAAATAACCAGACGTGAGTTGAAACATCGTTCAAAAGTTAGTGATGCAGCAGAAGCATCTGGACCTGGTATCGAAAATGAAAAAGCAGCAACAAATGCTCGTCATGCATCAGTGAATCAATTAGCCAAACAAGATTTAGCAGATCGTATGAAAATTAGAGATGCAGCTGGCGATGGACCTGGTGCTGGTGTAACTGCTAACGCTAGAGCAGCCGGAAGAAATGCCCTTATCAAAAATGCTGTAGATGATGCAGAAAAACGTAGAATTACAGCAGCGGCAAAAGCGGCAAAAGCGGCAAAAGGAAGTGGAAAAGCTGCTGGTGGTGATACTGGTGTGGCAGCTGCAAAACGTGGTCATGCAGCTGCGAAAGATTTAGCTGATCGAAAAGAAGCAGCTGCTTTGGCTCAACAAACTGGACCTGGTATCGTCGATCACAAAGGTAATTTAGATGATACAGGTGGTAGTGGTTTGATGGACAAAATTCGACAAGCTGGTGATAATATAGGAACAGCTTGGTCTACTTTCACCGGATTTGTAAATAAATATTCCGGTGGTCATGCAAAAGCAATTGGTGTAACTGCATTGGTTGGTGCTTCCGCATTCCTTGCTTATAAAGCATATAAGAATTATTTCTCGAAAGCTGCTAGAGCATGTGCAGGTAAATCCGGTGCTGAAAAAGATGCTTGTATGGCTAGAGCTAAACAAGGAGCTTTGGGTGTCAAAAAAGCAAACATCAAGAGAGCAATGTCTGCATGTTCCAAAACCAGTAACCCAGCAGCTTGTAGACAAAAACTACAAGCAAAAATGTCATAAATGTTTTATTTTGCGAAAAATAAATTATAAATAAAAATTAAATCGAGGTGTATAAAAATGTTTATTAATGAATCTACAAACATCAAAGATAGTGCTATTTTTTATGCTTTCATGCGGGAAGCATTAATTGAACAAGTTGGTGAAGATGAAGAAATGGTTTCTTTCATCGAATCTGCTTCTGATACAGATATTATTTCATATGCTGTAACTGGCAAAGCCGCCCCTGAAGAATTTGACAAAACTTTTTATGAAACTGCTCTTATGAGTATTATCAAAGAAAATGTTTTGACAAATCCAGAAATGTTTGTTGAAAGCGAAGATTATACAATGGCAAATTTTATTAATGAAATTGGAACATTAAGTGATATTTCTTCAATGGATATTATTCGTGAAGAAGTAGAACCTGATGAACGACGGAATCGTGAATATATTAATCTCGCACAAGGGAAAGATAGAATTGCGGCAGAAAAAGACAAAATTGCTTCTTGGGAAGTTGCTAAACAACAAGGTGTTGGTGAATTTGATGGTACTGAGAAACAAATGGCAAAAGTAGCTAAAGAACAAAAAATAGAAAATTTCACTAATTTTTTCAAAAGAATACAGAACGGTATCACAGGTTCAGAAGCATGGGGTAAAATCAAACAGTTTGCCACATCTGGAACAGGAAAAACTATTGGTGTTGCTGCCCTTGTTGCTGCCGCTAGTTTCATTGCTTATAAAGCATACAAGAATTATTTCTCAAAAGCTGCCAAAGCGTGTGCAGGTAAATCTGGTGCAGAGAAAGCTGCTTGTATGGCGAAAGCAAAACAACAAGCACAGCGAGCTCGTATTGCTTCACTTCGAAAAGGTGCTTCTCTTGCCAGAAATTCTACCAATCCTGCTAAAGCACGAGCTGCTCTGAATGCAAAAATTGCTGCAATCAAAAAATAAGAATTTAATTTCTTAATCAAAAGGGAGAGAGATTTTAAATCTCTCTCCCTTTTTTTAAATTAAAAAGGATTTGTAAGATGTCATCTATACTATTAGAAACAATCAATGAATTAAATGATGATAGCTTTTTAGGCCAATTTGGAATTGATCGAAAAGAATTAAATGAAATTGAGATGCTTTCTGAAATTGGTTCTACTATGTTATTTGTGCAAAATAATTATCGTGATTGTGTAAATATTTTTGGAGCAAAAGTAACAGGAGAATTAATCGAAGATATAAATAAAGAATACAAAAATATTATAACAGAAGGTATTATGTCAAATGGTGTAGAAAAACCAAAACCAATGGTGGATTTTAAATCTATTTGGGATACTATCAAGAATCATGGTGGTGTTATTGGTGCAACTGCTTTGGCAGCTCTTGTCATAACTGCTTCATATAAAATTTATAAGAATTATTTTTCTAAAGCAGCGAAAGCATGTAAAGGAAAAACTGCTTCTGAAAAAGAAGCATGTATGAATAATTATCGTGCTAATGCATATAAAATGCAACAAAATGCACTAAAGAAAAGTTTATCAATGGCTGATAAAACAAGTGATCCAAAATCATTCAAGAAAAAAATAGAAATTAGATTACAAAAATTAAAATCTAAATAATTATGATTTCGACTTATATTTAAGGAACATAATATTGAAGAAAACTATTTAGAAGTTTGTTTTATAAAATGAGACATAAAGTAATAAAAATAACTAAAAACGAAAAGGAGTAACAAAGATTATGTTTACATCATTTAATGCAATTTTGCCCACGTACGAAGTAATTGTTCCACAAACAAAACAATCGTTCAAATTAAAAAGTATGACAGTTGGTGATGAAGAACGATTGAAAGCTAGTATGATGAATGAATCGAAAATTTTATCACATTTGAACAAATGTTTATATGACGCTATTGCAGAAAAACCAGAAGGTTATACTTTAAAGAAATTTCTTGAAACAGTAACATTGAAAGATCGTGATGCATTGTTATATGGATTATATCATATAACATATGAAGAAATTAGAAATTATTCTGTTAGTTGTGGTAATTGTGGAAAATCTCATGATGTAACAGTGAATGCATCTGATACATTTTCTATGGATTTGTATCCAGGTGAAGAAAATGAAATTCTTTCAAAAGTTATTTCTGTTCCATTGAAAATTTTAAAAGGAGTTGTTTTTAAAATCAAACAACCTACTTTAAATGATGAAAACGAAATCAATCGTAGATTTGCATTTACTGCTAGAAAATCAAATGATATCCTAATGGATTGTTTGATTATTGATAGCTTCGAACAAACAACAGAAGAAGCTACTATTCCTACTATATATAATGAATTTGATGATATTATTTCTGCATACGAATCTTTACCAGCAAAAGATAAAACTGTTATCAAAAATGCTTATAAAGAAAATTTTGGAAAATATAAAATTTCATTAAAAATGAAAGTGAATTGTCCAGCATGTGGTAAAGTGGAGGTAATTGATATCGACTTAGTCGATAATTTCTTTCGATCAATGTACTAGTGAAGAATTTCGTGAAGAATTTATCAAAACAAACAATGAATTGATATTTTCTTGCATGGAGGCAGGTAAACAACCATATCAAAATATTATGCAGATGCCTGTTTTAAGATTAACTGCGTATTTAAAATGGAAACATGATTTAGAAGATAAAAAACAAAAATTAATGGAAGAAATGAATTCATAATAAGATTCATTTCTTCCATTAATTCAACATTTTCAGAGGTTTTATATGGCAAATCCATTATCTAGATTTCATTTATCATCTAGAACTAGAACAACTGAAATAAAATATTTTGATTATATTCCAAAAAATGATGCCACTAAAGATTTTATAAGAATAGAAAATATAGATGTTATCATAAATTCTTGGAATAATATTTTGTTGACACCAAGAGGTACTTTTGACCATGATCCTAATTATGGTAGTGGTTTATTTGATTTGATATTTGAACCAGTTGATGGGGATACTCAAAATATAATAAGAGAAGAAATATATAACAGTGTATATTATTATGATAATCGTGCTAAAATAAATAAAATAACAGTTAAATTTTTAAAAGGAGTTTCTTCTAAAAAAGGATTTAATGTTAAAATAGATGTTGAATACAAAGGTACTGTCAAAGAATTATCATTAGATATAATCAACTCATACGGTCAATAATATGAATTATGAATGGAGGTATTTTTTATTGGGTATATTTGCTATGATTTTTTTGAAAATCATAATAGGTTTTATTAAGAGTATAAAATGAATTTATTTTTTTTTATTTTAGGTTTTTTATTTGCAATATATGTAGAGAAAAATCTTATTTATATTGATAAATTTTTATATTATATTTTTAAAAAATTATCAAATAATGGAAATTGATTATGTCATCACCTCAATTATGGGAAAGACTTTATCATTATATTCATGAATATCAATATCTAGCTTATGAATATTATGCAAAAGATGCAGTAGCTTTTTTGACTACGTATTTTCATTTAAATAATGATGAAACTATTTGGGATAATGAATATTTGATGGGTGGTGCGTATGAGGAAATTGGAGAATTAACAGGAATAAGATGGGATAAAATATTATTATTACCTGTTTTTTTCATTGACGAAATATCTTCAATTGGTTTTGATGCATCTGAAATAGGTCAAAATAAATTAACAGAAACATATTGTGTCATCCCTTCCGAATATGGTTTTACACCATTACCACATGATATTATACAATTCGAACAAGATTATTTACAAATGTATCCAAATGCACATCCAGTTTATCATGTATCTGGTGTAGAAATAGCTCCTAATACAGATAGGCGTTTCTGGAAATTAAAATTAGAAGTTGATCAATCTAGAAAAATTTCAGAAGTAGAAAACCAAACCCTTGATACATATATGTTTTTTGATTATGCTAAACAAATACATACAATAGAAAATGCAAATATTTTATTGAAATTATTAGAAACTAATTCTAATTTAAAAAATATAGTTAAAAACCGTTTTGATGAACATACTGGTTTTTATTTAATATAAGGATTTGTAATATATGAAAATTTCATCTTTGTCTAAAGAAATATTTCTCTCACGGGATGCGATACAAAGTCAGATAATTAAAGAAATAAAAAATTATCTTGAATTAACAGATGTAGATTTAACTAAATCTTCTTTTCTATCTTATATAATTGGTATATTATCCACATTAACTGCTAATATTCTTTTTTATCAGATATCAGTTTACCGTGAATTCTTTTTAACAAAAGCACAATTAGATAATTCTGTAATAGATGGTGCTGCTAGTATTGGATATAAACCAGAAAATGCAAAAAGTTCTTCCGTAGAAGTTATTTTAACATTCCCATTTAGATTCGAATTCAATGAGATTATTTTTGAAATACCAGAAGGTACTGAATTCAGAGCATTAGAAACAAAATTTATTTTAAATTATTCGATAAGAACAACCGTGACAGCAAATTCAATGGTACAATGTTATAAATTCAAAGATGGAAAATCAGAAATAGTTCCTGTTACTATCATTCCAGAAGAACACGTATTCAATATAATGGTATCATTAGATCAAATGGAAATAGAAAAATTTGAATTTTCTGTTGGTGCTAATTCAACTGAATATAGATTTACTGATTATGCCATCAAAACATCTGGACAATTAGCAAAAATAAAAGTAATAATAGTAGAAGATGGAAGCACGATAGAACAAATATATGAACAATTTAAATCTATTTATTTAATGTCTTCAACTGATCATGGTTTTGTTGCAAGAAAAACAGACAATGGATATAAGTTGTCTTTCGGGAATGGCTTGATCGGAGTACAACCTCCAGTAGGAGCGAGAATATATGTAACTGCTTACACAACATCTGGATTTGATGGTAATGTCATAAAAGGAGTTATAACAAATACACCAAGAATAAATGCTGTTGCAACTGATACAGGAGAACATTTCACTGTTAATTATTCAGCTTTGAATGGTACACCTGGTGTGGGAGGAATTAACGAACCAACTCTCGAAGAAATCAAATATTTAGCAATTGATAATCTAACTGCATTACACAGATTTGTCTCTGAAAATGATTATATGAATGTTGGTTCGTTAATGCCAAATTCTCCATTAGCATTAAATACTTATCCAGTATTAAAACGAAGTGATATACGGACAAATGAAATTCAATTATTTACATTATTGAAATACAATAACACTATCGTACCAACAGAAAATATTTATATTGAACTAGACACCACGAATAGTATTGTAATTGATAAATATACAATATTTGAATTTAATAATGAAGAATTTGTGTCACCTTTTGATTTATTAGTTGATCCTGATTTAGAAGTAACTCGTTATAAATATATAACTAATAGTGTCAAATATAATTTGGTTCTAGAATCGACAAATATCCCTATCGAAGATTATGTCTTTTTTGGTAATTATTTATATGTACAAACATATGACAATAGAATCAGATTACGTATATTTTTTCAAACGATGGAAATTGATTATAATGAAATATCATGTACAATGACAGTTTCAAACACAATGATAAATGTTCCAATGACATTAAATACATCTGCTATGAATATTGTTCAATCTAATAATGGTGATACGAGCGAAGGTTTTTTTGAAGTATATATCGAACCATATGAGAGATTACCAGAAAGTAATGAAACATATACTTTTATTTTTTCACATAGCAATCTTGGTCAATTAAATACTTATTCTGTTAATTTTACTTTCCGTAAAAATTTAGATCAGATGATGTTATCAAATACTATTGTAAATAACGATGGTACTGTTTCTGTTTATGATATTCCTGTTGTAAATAAAAAATATTATGATGCTGTTGAAAATAAAGAAGAGTTTGAATATCATGTTTTCCAAAGAATTATTGATAATGTTGATTTTAAGAAGACTAGAATGATAACAGATTTTACAAATATTAAATTTGCAAATACTTCTCAATATTTAAAAAATATGTTATTAAATAGAGAAACAAGATTACCAATTGATTATATCAATATTTCTCAATTCGAACACGAACCAGAAACAAACGAAAGATTTATTGTTAATGATGATATAATTGATTGGAAAGATGTACCAATTGGCTATATTGCTATTTGTACAAAAGGAGCTGATAGCACATCTTCAACAGAATGGTCATATGTAAAACCAGAAATGGATGATATTATTTATGCAAAAAATACTGAAAAGAAATATATATATACAGGTCATGATTGGATCGAACCTATTTTTGAAATACCATTATTAATAGAAGCAGATGTTAGAATGCAAGATAATTATTCTATTGATAAACAAGCTTTTATTGATGAAATAAAAGAAAATATATTAAATGATTATAAATCAAGAATGGTATGTCAATCATATTTGAATAGAAGTGAAATAGTAGCAACTATCCAAAACACACAAGGAGTTGATCATTGCCGTCTAATAAAACCTGTTACGAATATATTCTATAATTATAGATTAGAAGAATTAACTACTGATCAATTATTACATTATACACCAGAATTATTATATTTCAATTCAACAAATATAACAATTAGATTGGTACAATAATAAATTATGCGAAATATTATCACAGATGAATGGCATATACACAAGATAAAATTACGTAAATTTTTTCATGTAATTACTAGTCAAGAATTATTAAATTTATCAGAACCTTGTTATACGCCTAAATTGCGTAAATATGAAGATTCATTGTATGATATGGTGAATGTATCCAAAAAAGAATTACAACAAGAAATAAAGAGTTTTTACAAGGGTACAGCAGCAGAGAAATGGTTATTGGAAAATGATACAACAACAAATTTATTAATTTTGATTCTTCATTATTTTGCTATAAATAAAGATAAAATTGGATTTCGTGCTACAATGATATTCTATAATATTAGACAGTATTCTAATTTATTCCATCGAAATTTTAAATTCTGTCAACCAGACGTTTTTAAATATACAATGGAAAATATGAGTAAAAGTCATATTTACTCAAGAGAGAAAACCATTGCAAATGCAATATATCATTTCAGTAATCAAATGGTTCATAGGTGGGAAAGAGAATTCGAAAAATTAAATAATCCTATGATGGTTTCAAAATTTGTACGAGAATGTAGACATAGACACGCACAAAGTTTAAAAAGTTTCACTGTTTCATATTATAATAATTCTGAAAAAGGAAATAAAATAGGACAAACTAGAGAAGAAATAACGAATGAGCATGGGGAAACATCAGAAGTAGGAGGACAAGTTAGAACTCCACAAAAAATAGTTGATTTAGTTGAGAAAATTACCATTCATAGATTTGTTGATATAAAAGCTATGGAAAGTGCTGCTAGATTAAATTCCGTTAACAAAGTATATGCAGAAAAAATTGTAAAAGAAATAAGTGCTGTTTACAATTCTGATATATTATTAACTATTTATCGATCATATATTGCAAATTTAAAAAATATAAATTCATTATGTTCGCATAAATTTGTATCTGAATTAAAATCTATAATTAGAGGGAAAAATTCAAAAACAAAATTTTTCAAAGAAGCTAATTTAGAATTATTAGAACATTCAATCAAAAAAGCAAATATAGAAAAAAATTATAAAAAATTAACTCAACAAAGTAAATATGCTTATTTAAATTTTATAATATTTTATTTATGTTGGTCTTTAAAAAATTTTGTATGTAAAAATTAACTTTTGATTATATACATCATCGTCTCAACATCATTGGTTATTTTACTCATATTATCCAATGTATTTTTTCCTGATCTAACCGTCTCTTCTTCTGATATTCCTAAATCATGTGATATATTAGAAACAGATTCTAATATATTAGAACTTGTTTCTAATATATTAGAATCTGTCCATTGTAATGTATTTTGAATTTCAGATAAATTATTAAATGTACTAAATCCAGTTGTTATTACATCACTACCATCTAAATTCAAATCATCTGCAATGTGTGCCATAGATTGTAATAAACTAGAAGATGATCTAAGAGATAAATCATAACTATCATAATATTGATAATTATTTTTAAATAGTTCAATTCCTCCCGCTACAACAAGATTATCAAGAATCCCTGTTTCATTGACAGTATTTTGTAATCCATCAAAAATCCCAATAGATGAAGATAACATAGCATTATCTTCTATTCCCATACCTTTTGCTAATTTTTTAACATTTTCTACCAAATCCAAACTAGCAAAAATATCTCCTTCTGCAACAGCTTTTACTTTATTAACTAAATCTATACCAGATGTTAAACTAAAATCTCCTATAGTGGACTGTAAATTTTTCAATAAAGAAAATCCTTCGGTAGGAGTCATTCTATTTCCAATAGAACCTAGCATACTACCTGCTGATCTTATTAATTGATTATTAGTTAATACCCCTCCGATATTATGTGATAAATTAGCAAATAAACTATCTCCCATTCGTAAAACATCATTTGTTCCCATTCCTAATTTACTTGCTATAGAACCCGCACTGGAAAATAAATTCTTCACACCATTAAATGTAAATTTTGCACCATTTGCAATTGAACTTGTTAATGATGAAAAAAATGATTGTTGATTTTTTATTATATTATCAACAGATAAATTATTTATATCTGCTATAGATGAAATATTGTTAAGTATATTTTGATTCATACCGAAAACATCAACTTGTGGGAGATTTAAATAAGATGAACTATCAATAATATTTTGCAACATATTACCAGATATATATTTTAATTGTTCGTCTGTTAAATTAGTTATAAAATCAGGCGGTAATGATTTTATATATTTTTCTAAACCTTCTAAGCTAATATCAGGGAAACTTGCTAACAAATCTTGTAGTTTGATCAAACCATCTTTAAACAATTCTTTTGCCATACTTTCTGGTATAGCTAATCCATTTTTAATTGCTTGTGACAAACTTCCAGCTTTTTTAACAGCATCAGAAAACATTTTCTTTGTTAAATATGGATCAGGATCTCTAGGCTCACCATCTTTTCCAGTTGGATCAGGAATATCATATCCAGAATCTTCTGATTCTTCTTCTTCTTCTTCTGATTTACCACTAGATGATTTTGGATTTTTATATTTTAAAATTTTACCTTCTTCAAAAGATTTTAAATATGATGCTAATGTAGGTCTGTCTTTTATTTCATCATCGTTAGAAGCTAAAATAGAAGAATATAATGAACCAAAATCTAATCGAACATCAACAATTCCCATTGCTTGATTATATGCAATTTGTTGTTGATCCCCACCTTTGATTATTGCAATATTACTTATATAACATGGATTTAAATGATAAATACCAGGTGCATTGATATCATGTAAAAATGGATAATTATATGTGGAACTATTCCCATCTGCCGAAATCGGGATTCCTAATAACATCAAAGCAGCAACAGGACCTATTATAAATTTTCTTGTAGATTCTAAATTACTTGGATCAGGATTATATAAACGAACAGTCATTGTATAAGAAGGAGTGAATTGACTATCTGACCATATTTGCGGAAAATCAACTCTTGCACCAGCTGCTATAGCATTTAAATTTCCAGCAATACTATTAACAGTATTATTATCAGACATTTGTCTATTTTTTATTTTTTTATCCAATCCTCCTGCAAAAGAAGATGCTTGCCCTAATACTCCACTAGCTAATTTTCCAAAACTTCCTAAATCAGCAGATTCTTTTGACATTGCTTTTGTTATCTGTGCAAAAGCATCTAATCCAGTATCACCACCAAATGTTTGAATTAATGTAGATGCTTTTTTAGATAATCCATTTGAAAAATCTTGTAAGAATCCTTCTGTGTATGAATTAGAAAAAGAATCTGTTGGAAAACTATCAGCAAGAAAAGCTACTTTTAATCCATTTTTTGGATTAGATAAAGAATATCCATGTTTCCTTAAAATTTCTTTATATTTACCCATTCCTTTTGTTTTACTAATTATCATTGTAGACATACCAGCTTTGAATTGTGGGTATGAAGGAGTTATTGTAGCTATTGGCATTGAATCTATCATTTTTTCATTGATATTTCCAATGTTATCATCGAACAAAGGTGGTAAACCAATAATAGGTGGTAATGTAGCCATTTAAATTTTTCCTCTATATATTTTATTAAAGTCCAAAATTATCAAATTGACCTATCATAACAGCATCAGCAAAAGCATCTGATTGTTGTGGTTTTGAATTTCCACTTCCTCCATCAGTGCTACTATTCTGTACTGATGAATTATTATTTGTTATAATTGTATTTGCCATCGATGTATTAGCTGCTACGATATGTGCAGTTGATTCTTTTTGATTTTTGTTAATTTGCGTAGTTTGATTGCTCAATGCTTTATTTAAACTTTTGTCTTGATTATCTGATTTTATTTTTTCTTGTTCGATATGTGCAGATGCAATATCTTTTCCTGTCATAACAGGAGGGGGTGATACAGAAGTTGCATTCGAAGCATCTAATTTGCTTGTTAATTTTTTCCTAGCTGCTAATAATTTATCAATTTGTGATTGATCACCTTTTGATTTAGCTGTGATTAATTGTTTATCAATTCCTTTTATTCCTAAAAGGATTCCTTTTTGATTTGTTTTCTTTGCTTGTTCTAAATCTTTTTTCCCAAAAGTAGATGTTCTTCTTTCTGTTGCTAATACACCTTTACTGGTATTAATTGTTGTCATATCAGAATCATCGGAATATTGTTTTTTCCCTGATAAAATTTCATCTATTGATTTGGTTGCATTTTTATAAATGTCAATTATTTTACCATGCGTTGTATCTATAAAATTGCCATATGAATCTTTCATAGATGTTTTCTTATTTAATATTTTCTTTCTCTCAGAAGGTCTTATATTGTTCATATTTATTTGTTCTTCTTTAGTCGAATCTTGTTGTCTACCAGCTATTCCCAATTCGAATATTTTTTTACCCAAAGCTGATTTTGTTTCATATTTAGGATTTCCATCATGATCCATACGAGAATATTTATATGATATATCCAATAATTTTTGTTTTGCTTCTTCTATTGCCATATAAGCTTGACGTGTTTTAGGAATCATTAAACTACGAGAATCTTCAGGAATTTTTAAATAATCTGATTTTAATTTTTCATATTTAGCAAGAGCTTTTTTGAATTTATTTTTTAATTTATCTCCATATGTTAATTTTTTTCGTGATATTATTTTCTTTTTTGATTTATGTTTTTTAACCAAATCAGTTCTAACTTTTTTATGAACTAAATTTTGTTTAGGAAGAACTGTAGAAACATTTTCTTGTACAGTTTCTCCTAATTCTCTTCCTTTTTTCACAATTCTATCTACCAAAATCTCTCTATTTTCTTGTGATCTTGCCAAACTTTCTGCTTGTGTATATGCTACTGAATCTGTTATGGTATGTTGTACTTTTTTAGCTCCCGAGACCATTTGTTGTTGTACACCAGTGGCACCTTGTCTTATATCATTCTCATTCCATCTATTTTCCTTATTAGCAATTGCTCCTTGTAATTTAATATATTTTGGTGAATTGGTAACTGCTGCCATTGCTGCATTAAATCTTTTTTCTGATGTTATACCATATGTTGATGCTTGTTTATATAAATCAGATTGTTTAAATTTCTTCCAATTCCATTCTGCTCGTGTGGCATATATGCTCAGAGAATGTGCAAAATCAGATGTATTAAATTTTGATATCCAATCTCTTCCTTTTCCCTCTGCCTTAATAGCTTGTATATCTGCAAATGTTTTTATTTTATCCCATGAACCGCCATATTCTTTTTGCAAATCTTTTTGTAGTTGTAAATATTTTGGATGTTTATTGATCCAATCTTGTGTCCTATTCCCAAGATCATTTGCTATATAAATTGCATCACTTCCTAATTGTCTACCAAATTTCTTTGTTTTTTCCCATAAATTACCACCAGCAGTCTGCACTTCTTTTGGTGTTGGTAATGCTGCTAATCCTTTTGCCGCAGATCTAGCTATCGTTGGTCCTACTTTATGTTCTTCTGCATATATTTTTTGACTAGCTACATTTGCTTGTTTTTCTTCTGGTGATAGACGATTTTTATTATCAAAAGCATATGGTTTTTTACCTGTAGTTGGCTTATTAGGAGAAGGTGTTTGCAATCCAGAAACAACAGATGTTCTAGCTAATAAATCATTCTTTTGTTGTTTATCAACTACACTCAAAAAAGCTGGATCAACTAATGAAGCAGACATTGAAATAGAATTACCTTTTTTATGTGTGGCAATTGCTCCTTTGACAGATTCTTCTGTCGTTTTGGGTGCTTCTTTTGGTTTTGGAAGAACTTTTTTGAGATACCAAGGCGCTTTGTCATATAGCCATGCATATGCCCCACTAATAGCAGATGATAATCCTTCTTTCATGAAGGTGAAATATTGTATATATTTTTTACCAATCCATTTAAACATTTCTATGGGATAACTAATAGCTTTCTTTATAACTTCCCATGCTTTTTTAAAACCTCCCATTATACCATCTAGGGATTTCGCTATATTTTTTCCTCCAAAATATCCAAGCAAACCACCGGCTATTCCACCAATAGCTGTTCCGATACCCGGAAAAATCATCGAACCAATAAGAGCACCTTTTGCAGCACCTTTTAAAGCACTTCCTACACCACCATCGCCAGTACCACCCAATGCACCAGCAATTCCACTAGCTAATTTAGACGTACCCCATTCTTTAGATTTTTTTACTCCTCCGTATGCATCATATCCCATCATACCGAGGCCAGCCATACCAGCCATACCTCTTCCGGTCATCAATTTAGCACCAAAGGATTTCATATTTCTTTTAGCAAATTCTTTGAATCCATCTTTGAATAGCATTCTAGATAATCCTGCCATGCCAGATTTTACTAATCCTTTGACTCCCATCACTCCTAATATCATTGATATGGATTTGATTATACTTTTACCCCATCCTTTTATCCATCCAAATCCAGTACCTAGTATTTTACCTAACCAACTATCTTTTAATTTTCTTTTCATTCTATCTTTTTCATCTGCTAAAAAAGATTTAAAAGATAATCGATAACTATTTCGACTCAATTTATTTGCAATTGAATTTTCACTGATCAATTGATCCATCTTCAATACCAATCTATCAGTAATATTATCTTGTCCAACTGCTTGCTTTCTAGCTGCTTCTCTTACTCTTTGTGGAGAAGAATCAGGAGAAAGAAATTTATATGTTCCAGCTATTGCTTTGTTTTTGAAATTATCAATTTTATCAGAAGCAGATTCATTGAATCCTTTCATTTTTTCAATTGTTGATTTGTATATTTTACTTTTTCCAATTTTCTTTCCAGCAGCAATAGCGAATCGTGCAGGTCCTGCTTGTATAGCTAAACTAAGATTTTCATCTGCTTGTTGATTCAAATCTTTTGCATATCCATTTGGATCTTTCTTATATGATTTAAACACCCGTTTAGCTATTTTTTTATTTCTTCTGTCTTCTATTTTCTTTTTATTTTTTTCTATAATAGCTTGTGTTTTTTCGAATTTACTTTGTTTATCTTTTTCTAATTTAGTTTTAGCTTTCCAATATAATAATCTATGAGGGTGTTTCTTGTTGGTAATATAAGCATCTTCATTCAATCTATTATCAGCATCGATTCTGCCGACATCTAATCTACCAATTGCCCCTGATAAAGAAGATTGTAATGCAGCACGATGACGTTTTTCTTTTGTTGTTCGTTTTTTCCCAGCAACATCAGGAGAACCTAGATGGATTATAGATGCGCCAATTATCCGTAATAATTGAATTTGTGTATATCCAATTTTTACTTGTTTTTCCAATAAATCTTTTTGTGTTACTTGATATTTTTGATATTCAGGAACTTCAGCAGCATTTTTTCTTTTATTCCTCCAATCTTTAAATCTTTGCTTAATTCCTTTCGTAAATTGATATTTACCATCATCGATATCATTAATACCATTTGCTGAGGAGCCAGTTTGACTCATCATATATTTGTTCCATAGATTATATTGTTGTTTCAGATGATGAACAATATTATCCAATCGCCACATACTATCTACATATATCATATCCAATACAGCAGCAGTATGTTCAGCAGTTCCTTTTCCTCTTGGGAGTTTACTTTGATATCCTCCTCTTGATTTTGTTGCCCATCTATATATACGAGGGATAGCCATTAATGTATCTTGACCTTTTTTCAAAAACCATACAATATTCCTAAATGCTGCATGTTCCATCAATAGACGTTCATATGTCAATCTAAAAACAGAATCTTTTCCAGAAAGTGAATTATTTATTTCAATCAATGCCTTTACCATTTTTTCTTGGGTAGACATTGTTGTTTCATCACTTGCTACTTTATATGCACGAATAGCTGATCCAATGAAACCTTTCTTCTTTTCACCCTCACCGAATCGTGAATGGAAATATGTATCTTGGTCTACTTTCAAAGAACTTAATGTGCTTTGTCGCATAGCTGTTGATATCAGACTAAATAAATTAGCACTCCATGTTTTACCAGTTCCTTCTATACCTAATTTTTTAGCATCATATGCAGCACTTGCATCTAATGAATTTTTTGTTTTTCTATCCGAAACAGATCCAAATTTTCTATTCAATAAATTATAAATTTTCTTTACATTTCTATCTATAGACATAACTGCCATTGTTGGTGATTTTGCATCATTAGCAGTCGATTCTCTTTTTATTTTAGCTTTCTCTTTTTTAATTTGTTTCAAACGATCAGGGATATTTGTATATTGCGCCGAAAATTTCTTATTATTTTCATTGGCTAATTTTGTTGCTAATAATATAGCTTTATTTGAAGAAATAACTAAATCACTGATGTTTTTTTCTGTTTTTTTAGATATACCACCAATTGAATAATTATTTTTCTTTTTATCTTGTATTTTCGATTTATAATTTTTAGCATTTTGTGCTAAATTATTAAACGAAATATCACTAACATCGTTTATTGCCATATTATTTCACCTTGATCATTGACATGGCTTTGGGTATCTTATTAGCTGATACACGAATTTCAGAAAATACTGCGGCTATTTCAGAAGGAAAAATTAATTCTTGAATTGCTAAAGTTTTAGCTTTGTTATTAGATATAGCTGGATATGTTTTTTGTAAACAAGACATTATATAATAACATGATGGATCTTGCATAGCTTTCATTATACCAGCGTATTGGTAATTGACAAAAAGAGAAATCAATTTTTTATAACCATCTTGAATGATAGAAATCAATTTTTTTTCTACACCAAGTTTTGTTAAAATAGAATGAATAATTTGAAATCCTTTTTTGAATACTGCTGTTTGTAAATCTTTACCATGTACTTCTGTGTTATAAAATACTTTTAGATAAGCATCTATATCTTTAGCAATTAATTTTGAAGTATCGGTTTTTATATTCTTATCTGCAAGAATATGAAAAAATACATTATAAAAATGAACAAATTCATTATAAAACAATTTCAAAAAATTTCCTTTGCCATGAGCACATGCCATATGCATACATTCATGAATAGACAATCTCCCAATCCATTCATCAGATGAAAATCCGAATGTCGTATTATTGTCAATTAATATAAATATTCTATTTGAATTTGGATCATAAAAGGCATTAATTCCTTCCATTGAATGACCCCATACTTTCATAAATGAATATGACAATAAACCTCTTGTTAAATATACAGGAGTCAACATTTGTTTATCAATCATTCTATCTAGAAATTTATATGATGAAGATGTTGATTTGTTTTTTGACAAAGATTGTTTGAATTTGCTTATTAGGACTTTGGATGAATATAATTTTAATTTTCCATCCAATACCGCAACCAATTTAGGATTAATTGGAATTGCAAATAATTCCTTTAACAATTCATTTTCGGATAAAATCATAATTTTGCCTTTATATTTTTATTAATAATTCTCTTCAATATTATGTTCTTAATTTAAAAATTCAAATGTATCAATTGTAGAAACATTTCTATGTTCATTTATAAAATCATTTAAATTTTTAGCTAATAAATTTTTATCTATTATTTCATAAGGATTTGAATTTTCTGTATATATATCATCATTCATCGCCATTATATCTGCAAATTCATCAGTAGCAGGAGAATCAACATCTAACATCAATGGTGGATCATATTTTTTCACATAACATCCAAATGCTTTTGTCATCGCAAGGTCATCATTACAATCAGAATCAGCTTCTACTTTTCCATTATTTTTCGAAACCAATCCAATCAATTCTAGTGCCATTCTTTTTGATTTAATAACAGAAGGATCTTCTGTTATCATTGAATATAATGCATCTATCATCAACGGTCTAGATTTACCTGTTGTTGTTAAACCTGTTTTAACAGTATTTTCTGTCGGATGTTCTTTATATAATCTCATACTAAATGGAGTTCTTTCCATAAATTCAACCACTTGTGTACCATATGAATTATTTTCAATAACAATGGGTCCAGAATCATAAACAGTTGCCGCATATAAAACTACTTTTCCAAAATCTGTTACAGCACTTTTCCCTTGATATTCCCATACTTGTTCGTCTGTTATATAATCAGTAATATTTATTGCTGAATAATCATTACCATGTTCAGATGCAGTATCAACACATATCATATAAGGTCGACCTTTGACAGCTTTCTTGAATTCATACACAGTTCCATTAAACATTTTCCTAATATTAGGATTAGAATCTTTGGTTAATTCCTGTAAAATTTGACATGTTTTATCAGAGAAAAAAGCTCCTGCTGATGGTAAGAAAACTAATTCTAATTCTTGTTTAATTTTTCGATCATCATTATCAAACAACATACATTGTTGTTTGTACCAATCAGGATCATCTGCCAATTCTTTTATATCTCTCCAATGAATAACCATAGGAGTAAGTAAACTATTACCAGATATAGCATTTGTATATTGTCTATAATAAAATGAACCAACACCAGATGTTTTATTAGGAGTTGATAATATCAATGTTCCATATGGAACCCCTGCTTTTTTAGCATGTTTTTGATTTGTTGATAAAGCAGGTACCATTGCTGTCCATGCTTCATCAATATGTTCAATAAAAGCAGCTTCATCGATAACAAGAAAAGTAATAGCTTTACCACGAAGAGTTTTTCCAGGTGCTTTTGGATTGACTGTGGCAGCAAAACATTTAGAACCATTTGTTAAAATAAAAGATTGTTCTGATCTTTTTGCAAATCCTTTTTGATTAGATTGTCCACCTGGTGGTTTTAACCATATTGGTAATTTATCTATCATTCCTGAAATTGTTCTTGCAAAAGTAGTTGCTTCCGGGCCATCTTTTGAAACAATACCAACTACTACATTTGGAAAAAATATTAATAACCATGCACAATAAGCTTGGAGTGTTGTTGATATACCAACCTGTCTGGATTTTAATACTAATACATGATGCAAATCTTCAATCATATCTATTAAAGTTTTTTGTAAATCATACATATCAAATTTAACATCACCACCTGGTAATTCTAATAAAACATACCTAGCACAAAAATAAAAAAATGATTGTTGACATTTTAACCATTCTTCCATTTTTTGTTGTTTTTTAGCTAATTTTTTATTAGACATTAAACTGTTCTCTGCTCCAATTTGGTCTAGTGAAAGTTATATTAGCTGATGATTTCCATCCACCTTGTTCTCTTCTTAATGTAACATCTGTAGAAAATAATATGTATCTACCATTTAAATTATCATAATCATTTGTTCTTGATTCAAATTCAATTGGTTCTCCAATATTTGTGAATAAGTGTAATGGAAAATCTCTGTTAACAGTGACATTTAATCTAGTCATATTAAAAACTGCTTTGTTCAATTTAGCAGATAACCAATATTCATCTTGTATTGGAGTTCCGTCATATTGATTATTCACTGCTATTTGTGAATAGTTTTCTATATCTCTATTGTGACATATATGATTTGATATATATCTTTTTCTATCATAAATACTAGCTGCTAATTCAGGGTAATCAATATATCTATTGATATATTCATCTGTTTCTATATTATCTATTCTATAGAATTTATCTATTGGTTTGTTTATATAATAATTATCTCTTCCAATAGCAGAATAAACACCATTTGCTACATATTTAGTAGTTACATCAGTATAGATATAATAATCTGTATAATTTCCTAATATAAAATTATTTGTTATTTTATCTGTATCTTCTTCGTCGTTTGCTAATTGGATTATTTTAAAAACTGGATCAAAATGTAACCATCTATCGGTTATATTCATTATTTTATAATTTATAGATGCTTCATAATCATTATCAGCATGACCTATACTAGAATAAAAAACACCATATCCATCAAAAACACCAAATTCATTTAATAAATAATCACAATGATTTTTCACAACAGTTGGAGGTAAAATTATTTGTTCAATAGGAATATTATTTGCACCAGCTGTATCTGTTTTTATATTAAAACCTGTTCTTGAACTATTGAATTCAGGAATCAAATCAGATATCATATCGAATAAAATTTTATGGGGACTTTGATTTCTATATATTTTATTTATGTTATATGTCATTACACGATATGCATGTTCTGGCACAGCTCTTATTGTAAATGCTTTTTGATCTTGTAGTGATTCTTCATTATTTAATAATTGATTTGATATCGGGACTTCATATTCACCGGATAAATATAATAAATCAACTGTAAAAGGAGAAAATTGCATATCTGTTCCGTCATGATTTTTCATATGAATAGTCAAATTTATTGTTATATCCCCTAATAATTTATGACGGATCATTTCAATAGGTTTTATATTCAAATTAAAAATAAACATTGGATATGGACTATTAAATGTTGAAATGATTCGCATACTTTGTAAATCTGGTTCATAATCATATTCATCTATGACTAATTCTAATACAAATCCAGTAGGTACTTGTAGAATTTTTGGATCACCACCATTGACTAATTTTGCCATTTATTTTTACCTTGTTTTCATTAGGAACATAATATTGAAATAATCATAATCTTTTATTTGGAGAAATCATGAAAAAAATAATTATTCTATTAATCATACTTCTACAATATTATGTTCCTATTCTTATTACCAATTCTTACGCAAAACATTTACATAAAGAAAAGATATATCAAATGTATTGGGCAGATGAAAATGATGCTATTGCTACTGAATATATTTTACCTGATAGAACGAGAGTAGATATCGTCACAAATGAATATGCAATAGAAGTTGACTTTGCTTCAAAGTGGGCAGAATCGATTGGACAATCTTTGTATTATGCAGAAATGATGAAATTGAAACCAGCAGTTTTATTGATTGTCGAAGAGATGAAAGATATGAAATTTGTTTATCGTATCAAAGTATTATGTGATAAATATGATATCAAATTATTTATTATATTTCCAGAGGATTTGGAATTTAGTGTAATGGAAAAATAGACAAAAAAAATCTTCCAGATGAGAGAAGATTTTTCGGCATTGTTTAATATGCGAAACAATGCCTGTTGAAGAAGCCATCAGCTTCTTCAACTAATTTTGTCAAGTAGCTAGGTGTTAACAACCCACCAGCTACTTGACTTCTTTTAACCTTCTCAAAGAGATCTCTGTTTGAACAGACCATCTCTTTCGAAAAGTTAAAAGAAACCGACCGATTATAAAAATCAGTCAGTTTGATTTCTTGAAAGATATTTGATTTTTCTCCTGCGAGAACAACATCACAAGAAAAATCAAATTCTACTTCTACCACGTTTTTTACTGCTATCGAATTCGTCATTTTATTTCTCCTTATATAGTTAAAAATATCATTCGTTTGGTATCACTAATTAATATATATAAAAACAGTGTGATAGTCGTATAAAAGAATATATGATATAGCGTTTTAGAGCATAAATAGACAAAAAAAGTCACCATTTCAGTGACTTTTTTTGTACTTCTTATCCGTTCAATGCAGACAACATTCTGGTAGGAATGTTCAATGTTCTTTCTGCAATATTATCAAGCATTTTCTTCGCATTGATATTCTCTTCTTTACATGAATAAGTAGCAATAGCCATAAACATATTCCATGCATTAATCGGAGGAATATTATCTTCATCAAATTCGTTTCCATTATTTGTCAAATTGGCAAGATTATGGACAACTGCTGCATATCTTCGTTTTCCTAACTTTTCTACCATACCCAATGCTTTCATTGCATCTTCTGCTGGAATAACTTTTTCAAAATTTTCATTTATCAAATCAGTAATATTCGTATTAAATACATCAATATAACTACCAATATTTGATTCTAATTGTGTATTAGAACACATGATATGAATCTGTCTCATGCTTGAAATTTTCTTTTTAAGAGAAACACTTCCAATCAAATTAAAATTTTCATCAACAATACCAATACCAAAAGAATACATAGCGGCTTTTGTGCCATTATATGAATTTTCAATATTGATCATTGGAACAACAATTTCTCTACTATTTGAATTAGATGAACGATTGATAATCATCAATTCGGATGACAATTGAGTCATATTGGCAGAAAAAATTGTTTTTTCAGAAATATTATTATTTCCTGATGATAAATTATTAACAGATTCCATAACTGCATCAACAGCCATTGCATTTCCAAAGAATTTGTATTCTGTAGAAACTGCTCCAACATATTGTCTATCATCAATTGGTGTAGTCGGTCCTCCTGTGAAAATTGCCAATGAAGGTAATTCATCAGGTCTGGTAACACCTCTCAATATCTCGTACCAAACTGATGAATATCGATCACGATATTCATATAAACCATGATCAATTGTTTCTAATCCCATCTCAAGGGATTCTGTAAGAAATGACATTTATAAATCCTCCTCTATATGCTTTTTTGCATCTTCTATAAGATTATTTAACATGTTTGTAAATTCTTCATCTGTTAATGGATCACCATAATAATCAATCGGTTTACTATAAAATTCTTCCATTATTTCAGTCGGATAATCATCATCTTCAATATCATGATCAATAATATGTACATCAATATCATTATTTGTTGCTCTAACATTTGTAATTGTTCCACTAGATACTTCTATTAAAATTTTATTCTTCATTAGATATCTCCAACGTATCATGTATTTTCGATGAACTTATCATTTTTTCTTTGATACCATTCATCCCATAATCAGAAATAGTTTTATTAATTGTAGCCTCTACTTGTGCTTGTGCTTCTGCTACTGTATCTTCTAATTTTTCTTTTTGACATCTATTAAGAAAATCGAAATTTGAATTAATTTCATTATATATTCTAGTTAACAAAGATGATATATTATTTTTATCATCTTTTTTCAAATTTCCTTTTTTTTCAAGTAAATCAGATGCTTCATTCGATAATTTAGCAATTACTGATTTTAATTTAACCATTTGTCTATCAATATCATCTATCATTTCTCTTTTAACATCATTCGTAGGAGTATCTTCTAACCAACCTTCACCTTCAATGAATCGTAATGTACATGGTACGCCTGATGTATTTATACTAGATACCATTTGTGCAAATTGTGATGGTGTAAAATATAATTCTACAATAGTTTTTTTTGAGAAAAAATGTTCTGAATATAAATCACGATTTTTTTCAGATCTCATAACTTTTAATGATATTAATGTGTTATGTTTTATTTTACTGCCATATGCAGGAACACTTGGATGACAAGAAGTTCTACTAATAGAAACCATTCCATATGAAGGGTGTTTATCCAAATCTCCAAACATAATATCATTATTTTTTTCTCTTAAATCTTGAACGGTTTTATTTGATGATCCATGACATTGAATATATTTTTCAGCTAATTCTTTGTAATTCGTCATATCATTACTACTGTAATAATATTCAAGAATTTCACGAATAGTAAATTCATGTCCATATTTTTCTTCTGTTAATAAAGGTCCTTTTATATCAGCTATCTTTTTTAGCAACATTTTTACATTCCTTTTCTAATTCACGTACGTTAATTTTTACCCAAACAGATGTATCTGTTTTTCCATTTTTAACTGGATACAATGCTGCTTTTCTTGCTTTTGTATCATCTGTTATCCACATATTTAAATCATTATCATTAGATATTTGCACCCATTTGTCTTCTGGATATTCTGTATGTGAATCTAAATATGATTTGATATAAATTTTTGCTGCATCTATATCAGTTATTTCAATTTTATTCATTTCTAAAATTATATCATCTTCTTCTTCTATTTTAAAAGAACCATCTATATAATCAGATTCTTGTGGTAATGGTAATTCATCGCTATTGATTTTATAATTTCTCACTTTAGTTAAAAAATCAATATCATCTTTTGCTTCTATTTGTAATATACCATATGCTTCCCATGAAACAGGTAATTTATATTTTTTCATATTATCTCCTTTAATTTTTTTTAAAAAATCTTATACCACCACAGACTGAACACGTTTCTTTTTTTAATAAAAACAATATAGTTTCATAAGAAACAACATCTGATAAACATTTTCTGATTTGTTCTTTGTTATTTGAAATAAACCATTTGTATAATAATCGTTCATCTCCTGTTAATAAATTAACAAGAACACCATAACAACCATATTCAAGATAATATTTATCATTTGCTTCTTTTGTTAATCGAAAATTACAACCATTTGGAAATGTTCTGATAGCACTTTTTAACACATCATCTAAATTTCTTTCTTCTTGGAGAATTATTTTTTTCATTCAAACTCCATAACGTAAAAAATCCCCTCTTGAATTTTTGATCAAGAGGGGATTTTATCGAATATGCTTATTTAATAGGAGCTTCTTCACTCATACCAGTGTTGATAACAATAGGTTCATAATCTAATATTTCAATTCTATTTTCATCGAACCATTTTGCAGATACGGGTTTTCCTTCTTTATCTACTTTAGGAGTGATTAAATATTGATCACATCCTGTAATGTATCTACAAAAACCTGTAATAATACCTTGAAATTCTGTTATTATATCTTCTGCACGACAACCTAAATTATATGTATCTTTTTTTTCTAACATCAGAATAATCTCCTTTAACAATTATCAAAAAATGATGATATTAAATCAATAGATAAATTATTGATTCTATCAAAATCTGGTTTCTTTGGTAATTCTGAATTATCTTTTGCTTTTTTGATTCTATTTTCTAATTCATCGAATAATTCTAATAATACTTTCAGATCATATTTCCCATTTTTTATATCTATAATTAATTTATTTTCTTTTAATGGAAAAACCAAATTTCCTGTTTCCAACAATTCGATTCCTTCTAACGTCAAACGAATTAGGTGAGAACCGAATTTCGTATCGAAACCATGTTTACGAATCAATTCTTTCCTATGTGACATATTAGAAAATCTTTTATTAATAATCGATAATGCTTTTTTATTCAATACACCTAAAGGTATTTTGATATCACCAACTGCCATATGTTCTTTATCAAAATATTTTCCGAGAATATTTTTAACATGATGCAGTGTATCGGTCGGATTTGCTTCCTCCAATACTTTTTTCACATGTTCATATTTATCATGATTATCTAATTTAACAATCATTTTCTTTTTTTGGGAATATGCATATCCAAGAAATCGCTGATACAATCCTTTGTGTAGAAATATTTCTTTGTGATTTAAAATTGCTAATCCTCTAAAAGTAGAATTGATTAATATTTCTAATGGTACAAATAATTGTTCTATAATTGCGGGGTTATTATCAGCAGCTAATTTTATGAATCTTTTTAATTCATAAAATTTTCTATCGATTGCATTTTTATCATTCTTTCCATTTTCATGTTTTGACGCTATTGAAAAATCTATTTCCTTAACATCTTTCATTCCAAAATAATAATCGATAGGAGCAATGAAAATACCAGAAAAATCTTGATCAGAATCTTTGGTATTTGTACCATATAAATGTGACCCAACTGGATATTCTAAAATGATATTATTTTCTATTTCTGAAAATTGCATATCAATCCTTTAATTGTTTCCGAATATTTATTAAAATAGATTGTGTATCCAACAATGATATGTAATCATTAGCAGTTTGTTTCCCATTTAAATATCTATCAATTGTTTCGATGTTTCTTTGAATATCTTTTTTTGTAACTTCTGGATCATGATTTGGACCTTGATATAGTTCAATAGTAATTTTCATATTATTCATCTTCGAAGATTTTTTTCAATCTATCATATTCTTCTCTCTGTCGTTTTCTTTTCTTCATTTGTATATGATCAAATTTTTTCTTTTCATCTTCAATTTCTGCTTTTGTTTTCTCTCTTTGATAATAAATAGTTACATCCAAACCAGGTGCACCATAACTATCATAAAACATAAAATCGATTGTGATAGAATCTTGATATTCTTTCGGAACTTGTTCAAATTTACATTCCCAAAATTTACGAAAATCATTAATTGCTTCTGGAATTTCATATATCCCAAAAGAATCGGATTTGATTAATTTCAAATTTTCCATATTCTCCTTATTTAGAAGTGTGTGTAAAAAGATTTTTACACACACTTCTAATTTTATACAGTCTCTTTTAAAACTTGTGAACGATACACTTTGCCTTTTTTCATCTGATATTTCGACAATTGTCTCGTAGTTGCTTCGACACCAGCATTTTCACAATGCTTTTTGAATTTATCTGCTGATGTCAATTTTTCACGAAGGGTTTCTATTTTTTTCTCTTTAGCCATACTTCATCTCCTTTTTAATATTAAATTCTATTTTAGTTAAAAATTAATCTTTTCTAACATCAACTTCTTCTATTTCTGGCAATGGTTCTTTATGACTATATCGACTAGGAGTATCAAAATGAACCCCTAATTGTTCTGGCCATTTTCTTGTTTCTGGTGTATTTTTCTGTTCTCTCCATGCTAAATGATGTCGCACAACATGTTTTATATCTGTTAATTGTCGTGCTTCATCAGATATTTCATTGCTGTTAATTCCATAATAACCACCAGATTGAAATTCTGGAAATAATATTTTTTTAACTAATAAACAATTATCCCAATTTGCATTAGATGAAATATCCATTAAAACATCTGTTTGCCCCATATGTAATCTGCTAACTAATTCACATGTTCTTGATAATAAACGAGCTTGATTAATTGTTAATTTTAAATTTATATATGGAGTATCCATTATGTTACCTCATCTTTATCCCAATTCATTTTTTTAAAGAACATTTTTTCTCCTTGATGATGATAATTAGAAATACCATTTGGATATAATGCTTTTTTAATTCTTTGACAATAATTTTTTGACATATATTTTAATGATGGTTTTTTATCCATAGCTAAAAGATGAACAGCATCACCTAATGCATTTCTCAATGTATTATCATTTTCTGTTTTGCATTTTGTTTCGAAATCGATTGCAGCACCTGATGCAATCGTTAAAATATATGGAAGTAAATCTGGATGTTGTATTAATTCTTTTCTAAAAATTCTCAAAAATCTTTTTTTATCTATATCTATATTCAAAAGTGTTATCCAATCAATTTTTTCTTTTCCCATGTTAATAAAATTCCTTTATTGATTTATTATATTATGAAAAACTGATTCTATTTTATTCAAAAAATCATCTAATAAATCATTGTTTTCAATCTGAATTGCACATTTATCTTTGAATACATGACATTGTTCAGAATTGTGTTTAGGATTCCATTTCAAACCTAATTTATCAGAACGTTCTTTTCGAATTGATTCGTGTGCGTCTATATAAATAAAATTCCAATCATAAAAATAACATGAATCATATTCAATTAAATATCTTAAATCATCACATATTAAAATACCAATATTATCTTGCGAAATATCATTTACTTTTTCTTCAAATATTTTTACAAAAATATCTTCGCCAAAATGTTCTTTAGCAAGATCACTAAATTCTTGTAAAAATGGTCTATGTTTTTCTTGGTGTAATATGGCTAATACGTCATAATGAGGTTGAGCAAATTTTAATAAATATATATTTTTTTCATCACATAATTTTTTTATATATTCATATGCAGATGTTTTTCCTGAACAAGCAGGTCCTACTAAAGCTATTTTTATCATGTTTTTATATTCCCTTTACGTTTATTTCCCCATATGCTTCATATGCATCAAATAAATTTTCATTTATTTGATTTTCTGGTTTACAATTTTTGCACATATATTGTCCCTCTTCTAATTCAACTAAACAAGTAGGTCCACGTCTAGGACACTTTCTTTTTTGTTTTTTTGGTTTTATCATAACACCAAATGGATCTTCTAATAATTCTTTTCTACTTTTTCTATATAATTCTTTAGAATCTTGTTTTGCTATTTTTTCTATTTCATCAATGTGATATAATTTGATAGCTAATTTTTTATATGTAACTAAACGAAAATCGGCATTGTTTGTTAAAAATCCTTTTACAGAAGGAAATAATTCTTCTGCTTCAATCCTATCAAACCATTCATCAGCAGGTTCGGGTTTTTTGATATGTGATAAAATATATTCTCTTCTTTCTGCTGTTTTTCTTTTTTTTTCTAGTTTTTTTTCCTTCAATTCTAATATTCTATGTAAATAATATAAAGTGGTAGGGGGTCCACCTTTTCCACTTTTTTGTGTTGCATCAGGTTTTATACTATTTGAAACGGTTTGTGGTAATACATTTAAAATTTTACCTGCTTCCATCATAGTAATTAATTTCATATTTTCTTTTTCTCCTTAAAACGATACACAGAATGTCCACATTTTGGACATTTATAACATGTTATCAATTTTCCACTTCCACCATATGACATTGTTACTATTCTATCATCTCCAATAAAATCTGGTATTCCTACAAAAGTATTTTGAATGGCGATTCCTATTTTCATATGACCACCACAATTTCTTTTTGTACATATTATTTTCATATATCTCCTTTTAATATTCAAAAACGTAAAAAATTTCCTATATACACCCAACATTATTAATATTGAATATATATAGGAAACCTTTGTTATATTAAAATTTTAATACATCGATAAAAATGTACCACAATTTCTACAATATTTACTATTACTTTTATTTCGTATACCACATATTTCACATTTTATTTTTTTATGAGTGGTAACAATTTTATTTATTTTTTTCTGATCAATATCTCCTTTCAAATGAATAATCATTGTTTTATCAGTTCCCCAAAAATATAATGAATTATCATTTCTAAATTGTTGATCAGTTTCTTTTCCTTTAACTGTTATTCCTTTATCATTTAATGAATGATCACAAGAATAACTACTTTTTACTTCGCATGAATTTATATTACACGAATAAGTATTAGAAGAATTGCCTAGATTATGATTATTTGTTGAACATATATTGATATTGTTTAGAAGAGGATTTGCAGCTGTGTTAAATTTTTGGTTATTAAAATCGAATTGGTAAGAAGAATCATACCATACAGTACCAGAAGAAGATTGGATAGGTTGGTTAAAACAATAAGTAATGACAATTAATCCATCTTCTGGATTATCACCTCTATGTTTTGAAATTTGATGGGTTTTTTCTATAAATCTAAACTTATTTTTCACACGATTATTCTGTAAAAATCCTTCTAGATCAATAGATTCTTTTGCTCCTAATAAAATACTGACATCATTTAAAACATTTTCTCCATCGATAGTGACAGATATTTTACATTTTTCAGTATGCAAATTTTTAAAGTAAATAGAATAATCCGATCCAAAAGGAATATAAACATTTTCACCATCTTCACGAATAACTTTGCCATTGATTTTGATACATGCTACTAATTTTTCACTATACATCATGATGCACCTCTTTAAAGAATTACCGACTAAAATTCTAAATTTGTTTAAAGTCGATCTAAGGTTGGTTATGAGGATCTTTATAATCCTCTTCAATATATATGTTCCTATATTTTTAAATATAAAACCCAAATATATCAAACAAGAATGTAACAGTTCTTCTAGAACCAAGAGGTGGATCAATAATAGCTGTTCGCCAACCTTTTATTTTTATCACTTTAGCTGGATATGTAGCTTTTGGATGCCAATGGATTCCTTTTAATCTATATCTCCATATAAATGAAAATATTAATATAGATAATTTTTTTATTTCAAAATGTTTCATATATAATTGCTTTGAAAAAAGGTTCGAAATAAATTTGAAAATATTTTTTTCTGTCTATTTCATCATCATCAATCATATCCATTGTTTTTTTACTTATATTAATTTCACCAATATCTTTCAAAAATAATTTTATTTTATTATCATCTATTGGAATCATAAATAAATTTATTTTATTAGTGGTCATTATATAATCTTTATATTTTTTCAAAGAATTTATAATACTCTTTATATCTAAAAAATTAATATTTAGAATTTTTTTATATAAATTATCAATTTCATCATATCTAGCAGGAATACCTTTCATTAATAATGAATCGTTATAACAATCTATCCCTAGATACATTTTCATGTTTATAGAAAAAATAAAAATATCATATAAATTTTTAAATTCTAATTTAGCAGGAAAATCATTTCTAAGAGAAACATCTAAAGATTTAGTCGAATAAAAACCATCATATTGTCGTAATAAGATATCAGATGGTGCTAACATATTATTAGAAATATAGAAATCAATAATTTCTTTTGTTGTTTTTCTAAGAAATTTTGTTAATTCTGAATCATTTCTCATCATTAATCCAATTGCTTTATTTCTTTCAAATTTATCAACAGGATCAATATGACTCACATCATAACCACTATTTTTCAATATATTATAATGACATGATGGAATATCATAAGAATATATATTCTTATAGATATATTGATGTTTCTTCCTATTATTGATCATAAATAATCCTTGAGGAAAGATTATCTACATATAAAATAGATAATCTTTCCTCAAATTAAATTACATATTAATAATATATGTCATTGCATTAAATATTTTGATACAGTGTGCAATATCATATGTTTTAACTAAAATATCATGTAATTTTTGCATTACTATTTTTTTAGTAATCAATTCATCCATCTTTTTATATAAAGGTGGATAATAAATACAACATGATTCGATATCGAAATTACTATCATCTTCTAATTTTTCTCGATATTCATCAACTGACATCAAATAGAAATTTTCAGGTAATTCTACTTTATCGAATTTAGTTTTTGTAAATTTTCTATGATAAATTGGATATTGATTTTCATCAACTTCTATGAACATCGTAACACATATGGAAGATTTTGTTCCATATAGTTTCCAATGATAATTATCAATAGATTTATATTTAATCATAAAACCATTTTCACCACATAATTTCATATAATCAACTTCATGATCAAATACATTATAATTATTCATATTTTTATATAATTGAATAATACTTTTTGAATCTTCTGTTGATTTTAATATGACTATCCCATCTTCATTTGAAATATCGTCAGACGTAATAGTTAAACATTTTGTAAATTGTAAATTATTAATATTATCAGAAATATTTTTCTTAAAATCAACTACATTTGCAATATAAGAATCAACATCAGATGATGCATCTTGTTGTTCATCATTTGAATATGTTTCATCCTCATTGATCATTTTCATGTGATCAATATCAGGATTAGGAGAAATCATATCAACCATTTCATTATCAGCAATATTTTCGTCTACAATAGTTTCTTCTACAGAATCATCTTTTATTGAATTTTCAATCATACTGGTCAAATCCAAATCCATTTTAAATCTCCTCTATGTTTTTTGTTTTTAAATGTCGTTATAACGAAAACCGTTAACAACTTTTGAAAAATTAATTGCAATTGCTTCATGTGTATGAATAGATTCTTCATGTTTACATTTTACAATCCAATCGTTTATTCCATTTCCTACCAATTTCTCTAAATGATAGGAAATTATTCTAATAGCATCTTCCACAAATAATGGGTTATTTGATGCAACTTTGGCTAATTCTTGTTCATCTATTCTTTTTATAATTGGGTATGGTTGTGTATGAATATTATCATTAACAATGTCAATAATATCTTCTAACCATATATGTTTTTTATTTTGTAAATCCATATCAACAATAATTTTTACAAAAGATCGTTGTGCATGTGGGAATCCTTGAGAAAATCCATTTTTTATTAAATCATCAGATAGAGCAGCTGAACAAGGACAGTATGATGAATACTGCACTATAACTGATTGATTGAATGTATATTTTGAATTATGTTTATATCCTTCAAAATAACATTTATAAAATAATGGAAATATATGACCCGATAATGGTGAGATTTTATCAATCGGTAATTCAAAATCAAATTTAATATGACTATTTGCACTGCCAATTGCATCAGAAATATTATATAAACATTGTTTGATAATATCCCAATTCAAACCATAATTCAATAAATCTTGTATCGATAACAACAGTCTAGACATTGAAATACCTTTCTTTTCTTTATCTAAATCTGTTGATATCGATGTATTAGCAATCAAATCTCGATTTTTTAAATTTCGTAATAATAATTTAAATGGAAGTTTGATATTTTCAACTCCCACTTTTGGTAGATAAATTTCATATTCTGGCTTGTATGCTTCTTGTACATCTGGAAGATCAGCATCAAACATTTTATATTTCCCCATTTATATCAAGACCTATAGTCATCATATATGCCTTAAATAATTTCAAAGTTTCTGATTCCATATCTGGATTTTCTTCTAAATCGAGATAATCAGTACCAATTGCTTTTTTAAGAAAATTATTTTTTCCATCAACACAATCTGATTTTGTTGTATAAAATTCATGTTGATTGATTGGCATATCATTCGATACTAAACAAATACTTTCCATTTCACCACATTTCTGACCACCGTTATTTACTTTACCTGCGACAGGTTGCATAGTTTTTTGTGATGTTATACCAATACTTCGAAAAGCTAATTTCTTTTCTGCTATATGAATCAATTTCATAAGATACATATAACCAGTGGCTATTTCATTAATAACATATTCACCAGATACAGGATCATATATTTTTTCTTCAAAATTTGTTCCTGTGTATTTCATTAATTTATGCAAATCTTGGTTATTAATAGAAGCAAACATTGGCTGAATGAGATATATTTTGTCAATATAATCATGATTGATTACTTTGGGTAAATTATTTTTCACATAACTAACAATCCATTTTTCAGATGTTTTATCTGCTATATGTAAATAATCTATAAAATATTTCTTAATATCATGCTGATCAACAGATTCATCCAACATTTTTTTCATATTATTTTTCAAATCAACTAATGATTTACTAAGAGATAATTCAAATAACTGACCAGTATTCATACGAGATATAACACCAACTGGATTTAAACATATGTCTATATGAGAACCATCTGGTAATCGTGGCATTTGATCATGTTTTTTTATAACAGTTATTACCCCTTTATTTCCATGTCTATTTGCCAATTTATCACCAATTTGAATTGGTCTTTCGTATACACCATTTATATCAATACGAATTCCTTTAATTAATTCATCTTTGTTTTTATATTTACCAGGATGACTATGAGAATCTAAATTATTTTCTGTAATAATTCGTTTCGCATCTTTTTTGTCAGTATTAGATACAATAGCATTTATAATAGCATTATCTTTATTTATTTGTTCATCAATTTTACTTTTTACCCAATTATCATATTCTTTTAAATCTGTGTACCATTCATTTGCATATATTGTAATATCTTCAATTAATAAATCATATTTTGCAATTTTCTCCATACTATCTTCAAAAATATTATAAGAATTATTTTTCATAGCACCAAATAAATACATTTCTTTCAAAATGGCATATACATCACCTTTCTGTAAAGATGTTCCAACAGGATATAGTGGTAAATATTTATCACTATCATTATTTGGTAAATCTAACAATACTTTTGTAGGAGAAATATTAAATGACATATCAACATAATGCAAAGATGTTAGACAACCATCTTTGACCAATCTATCAGAAATTACTATTCCGTCTTCATGATTATATCCATAATATGACATGAACGCTATTTTGAAATTTTGACCAATTGTGATACCTTCATTTTGACAAAACACACTATATGTGATTACTTGTCCTTTTGATATATTATCCCCTTTTTTCAGATCAGTCATCATAACATTCATATTTTCTGATGTTATCGGGATGACCCCAATATCATATACACATACTTCACCAGATTTATATCCAATTATCATATGATTTTTATTAATAAAAATCACTTCACCATCTTCTTTGGCTTTATATAAAAAACTACTATGTTCAGAAAAACTTTTTTCAGCACCAGAACAGATCAAAGGAACATGAAAATTCTTCAAAAGAATAGATTGTTTCATTTGTCCAGATGCCATTTGTAAGCGTGTCTGATCAGTGTGTTCTAAAAATGGAATCATTGTGATAGGAATAGAAGTTATAGCACCATTTTCTGTAATATCATCAATAAATTTAAATCTATCATCAAATCTAGCAGTTGGTACAAGATTTTGAACAACACCACAATTTTCTCTATCAGGAGTATCAACTGGACAAATTTTACCTGTCATTGTTCTATCTAAATCTCTTAATTTAGTTGGTACAGATTTCTTTTTGAATCCATTTGGACCTGTTAATGAAATCTGAGCAATCTGAGCAATCTGATCTATTGGATTTATACTAAAATCAAATTGAATAATTTCAGAAGTATTGCTGTCTCCTAAAATTTTTGTTTTAGATACATTAAATTTTGGTTTTGTTTCATTTCTACAATTAACACATAATTTATAAATATTTATTATGAAATATTGTAATACAGCATATTCAAAACATCTGATTCTTTTATTTGTATAATTTAAATCATTGATCCATAAATCATTAACTATAATATTTAACAAACATTCTATAACATTTTCTTCTTCGATAAATCTTTTTGTCATAACATCAATGTTAAGAATGTTTTCTAAAGAAAACATATAATCAGCACTTTTGTCATTAGGATTTCTTTCAGAAAAAGTTAATCCAATATTATGTATAAAGTCTTTTTTCGTTATTTTATCATTTGTTAAATTCAATAAATCTAATTGTAACAATTGTAATACTGATAATTTTTCATTTGATAAAATATCTCTCTCATTTATATCTGAAAGAAATTTTTCTTTTACAATATCAGGTCCATAGAAAGCATTTAACACGATAGCAAATGGAATACTTCTACCAAATGCTGACAATGTAACAAAGAAATCAAATTTATTTTTCTTTTTATGTTTCCAAAATACAGAAATTCTACCAATATTTGTTTGTATTCGTATTTCTTTATTTTTTGGAGTATTGAATGTTAAAATAGGAATATCATATAATTGATATTTTGGAATTTTCTTTCTTTTATTTATTATGAACCACTGTCCATCAATTAATTTTGGAATCTGCATTGATAGATCAATTATTTTTCCACCCTTTGATAATTTAAGTACAATATTTTCTTTTACTGTATTTATTAAATTATTTCCGTGGTATCGAGTGTTTACTTTTTCAAATTTTTCAATTTCAAATCCATATTTTAATGGAACTTTTAACATTTCTTCAATATCTTCCATTAATTGATTATAATTTTCTTGTCGTATATTAAATATATTTCTATCTGGTAAGCGCAATGTTGGATTATTCGGATACATGTATTATATTCCTTTTTCTTTTAAATGTTTTTATATGAAACACCGCACATTATTTTATCTATGACACCCCCTGAATATATTCCAGATTGTAACATACTATTAATTAATTCTTTTTTAGTATTTGAAAAAGAAATTCCCATTATCCAACTTTCTAATGACGGAATCGCTACAATTGATTTCATCTGGTATGGTTTTTCATGACGATTTTCTACAGTTCTCCATTTCTGTTTATCGTTATACCACATTAATTGTGAAACCAAACATTCAAAATGAACATGCATAAAGAATCTATCTTTAGAATAAATTTCAAAAAGATCAGACACCAAATCATCCGCATTTTTATCTTTTTCATAAATGTGAACTAATTTAGAAATTAATGCTAATGCACCAACAATATCTTTTTGTTCCATTTCACCTGATTCGTTGATAGAATTTTCATCAATAGAGGCAACACCAGATGTATGAAATGTTCTCAAAACCATTTGTGTATTTGATTCTCCTAATGCTTGAGCAGCAATAGAACCAATAAATCGACTTTTGTTTAAATATCTATATAATTCACCATAACATTTTTTACAAATTTTTTCAGTTTTGCAATACATTGGACTTCTCATGAAAATCTTTTTTCCAATGATTCTTTTCATATTAGACGGTTCTACCATGAATAATGATTCATGATCATTAGGTTCTAATGTAACCCATCTTCCATTTATAGATTGTGCTTTTTTGATATCAGAAATATAAATAGAAACATATTGATCTGTTCCACAATCTTCATTATCATGATCTAACATCAAATTCGAACAAGCAAATGTAAATTTTCTAAAAAGATATCCAGAAAATGATGTTTTAACAGCAACATCTAATAATCCTTTCCTACAACCAAAAGATGATGTAAAAAATTCCATTGGTGTTAATCCATCAACAAATGAATTTTCAATAGGAGTTGTTAATATATTTCCTTTGAAGTTAGAAATAAATCCACGAGAAAGAATTAATTGTCGAGCTTGATCCCAACTTCCTCTTGCTCCTGATTCTATCATATCAGTATATTTAAAATGTTCTTTCAAAAATTTAGAAACTCTATCACCTGTTATTTCTTTAATTTGATCAGTTACTTTTGGAAGTGCATATATTTCATCACGTAATTTAGTTTGTGATAACATTCCTTGTAAAGAAATCGTATGTCCAATCAAAGTAGCATAAACAAATCCAACAGTTTTGATATTATCTAAAATATTTTTAATATCACCATTATATAAATTAAACGAATTATAAATATATTGTCGAATAACATCAGATGTTACTGGTTTGTTAATCAAAGGAAAATCATCTGGAAAACATTCATTAATTATTTTCATTCCTTCTGTTATTTCTTCACCTTTATATAAAACTTTCTTTGCATATTTTCCTTTAGAAATTGTACTTAACATATACAATCCTAAAACCATTTCTTGGCTAGGAGTCGTAGTTATTTTCATATCAGTTGGATTTAACAAACAATTTGTTGATAATGCTTGTGATTTAGCTTCTGCTTGTGATTCTTCTGTAACAGGAAGATATACTGCCATTGCATCGCCATCAAAATCAGCATTGAAACCACGACAAACCATTGGATGAATATAAATAACATCAACAGGTTCAACTTTTATTTTAAATGCAACCAAACTCAATTTATGAAGACTAGGTTGTCTATTAAGTAAACATACATCTTCACCAATAACCGATCTACAAACTTCAATCAATTGTGGATCATTATAAAATTGACATGATTCGACTCGTTCTAGTGCAGAATGGATAAATTTAAAATATCCTTTTTCAATCAATTTCTTAGCAATAGGAATTTTATATAATTCTAATACCATTCGATATGGTAATATGCATTCATCTAATTCAATTGTCGGTGATGGCGCAATAACAGCTCTTCCTGAAAAATCAATTCGTTTTCCTAAAATATTCCCACGAATCAATCCTTCTTTTTTAGAAACAGCATTTATTACATAATCAAACATATCATCAACTGTTTTTTGAAATTGCATATAATATTGCTGATAAATTTTCATATGACGGGTTACATCAATATCACCAGCTGCCATAATTTCTTTTTTTACTAATAATTGATAATAGAATTGGTTTAACTGATCAACGGAGTTTGTTGTTGGATTTATTTGAGAAATAGGTCTCATTGAAGGAGGTATAACAATTACTTCATACATAAACAATTGTTCTTCTAATTGTTTAAGCAACATTTTATAATCTTCATTTGTTGGATCAATTGTAATATAAATGGTTATAACATGTCTAATTAATTTTTCAACTGCTTCATGCATTTGCCAAAATTCATATTTCAATTCATTTATATTTTCTTCTTCATCTAATGATTTTATCATATATTCATCATCATATTTTAATAGAATTGTCCTATGAGATTTCATCAATTTATTTACATCATCAAATAATTCTTTTTCCGTTACAGGTAAAGTTCTTTTTACTAATGCCAAATATGTTCTATTCAGCAAAGGTATTGGTAAAGTGATTTTTGCAAATTGTCTTCGTCGTTTTATGCTGTTTGTAATTTCTAAATCAGTACAAAATTTCCCACCACATTTGCTTTTTTGTCCTTCGGCATGTTTGCCATGATAAATACCACATCGACAAGTATAATTGTTTGACAATCCAAATATATGTTCAGAAAACAAACCATCTTTATGATATCTTTTTTTCTTTTCAAAATAATTAGATGTTGTTATTTCAGGTAAATCTTTGGCGAAATTTCTATTCAGTAATTTTGGCATCTCACAGTCAACTCCATTGTCTAATATTCAAGAAAAAAATCTTTTTATTGTTTGTATATCTATGTTGGAATAAAATAAGAAAACAGCCCATGATTGAATTCATAGACTGTTTTCTTATTTTCGTTATACCAATTTAATATTTTTAAAAATTCGCATCGATTCATCTAAACAATATTTTTCATTCTCATTCGTTAATAACGAAAAAGGTTTTTGAATCAAATTCATACATCTTCCTAATCGTAATCTTCTTTTCGCTTTTTTTGCAGATATCATTTTTTTACTTTGATGATCATATACTTCATCTGCATCACCAATGTCAATAGAAATTTTTGACATATCATTCCAATATCCAGAATCAAAATTCCAGAATGATAGATCATTCACTAATTTTAAAATACTTATATTAATTTTATCTCCTGCATACGATAAATATGGATCTTTGCAAAATTTAAATAAATCAAATGATTGTTTTATTGGATTTGTTGTATAATCAGATAATTCATCTAACACATTATTATCAAAATTAAAATCTTTTTGAATAATAGTAGCATTTGGATGCAATGCATCTATCAGCCACACGTTAGTTATTTCTGCTTGTTGGTTTTCTTTATTTCTTGGAATACATTTAATCAATAATTTTTTTATGATACATGTTTCATCATGTATCTTACTTATCATCAATCGTAATCCAAAACATTCTATGTATCGTGGAACAATATTACAATCAATCAATATCAATGAATTGTCTTCTCGTAAAACAATATGATTTGAAACGGTTGGTGTATCAATATTATGTGGCATATAACACTCCGTATTTTTTGATCACGCACCTCCTGTTTGATTAAAGATTCTTAGATACATGATATTTTTTATTGTTTCTGGCATAAAATACATAGCTGGAAACCAATGAGTTTCTCTATTAATTATACTGACGATATCAGATGGTTTATACTCTTTTAAATCATATGTTTTATTCACTATATTATACAAACCATCAAAAATATCTACTTTGACAGTATCGATATCTTTTATTTTATTATTTATAATTTTTTCAATATCTTTTGCTACTGCAACAGAAGAATATAATTCTTCAATCGAACCAATTTGATTAATCGAAATCGCATTTTCATTTTTAATATATTTTTCAATACAAGATTTTTTATTTATCCACATGTTTACAAAAGTTATGATCAATGATTTTATAAATTGGTCACTTATATAACTAACATATTCACCTTCAACATCATACCTATACAAAATTTTTTTTCTAAAATCAATTATTAATTTATCTTTATTGACGAATATTTTAATAGCATCAAATGTTATTCTGTTTTCAAAAGTATCTCTACAATCAAAAATAGTAGAACATTGGTCTAATGATTTTTTTATTAATGTTGATAATTTATCGTTATTAACATATTCTGATATTGCCGATACATTTTTATACTGATCGACACATGCTAATGTTTTTTCAAATCCAATATATTTTTTGTTGTATTGGATATTATGTTTATTAATCGTATCATCATCTATAACTATAAATTTTTCATTTGGAAGTTTTGATACTAAAGAATCTAATAAATTTTTACCAATTGATCCCACTCCGATTATTCCTATCATAATTCCTCCATTCTATATTAAATTCTTTAGTATTTTTGCATATTTAATTAATAATTCTTTAGCAGATGAAGCATTCACTGTTTTTGTATTATATCGTTTATATTCTTCTGTTTTTTTATTAAATGCCCATACATCAATATAGTAAATTTCTTCATCAAAAATATCCATTGTTAATACAAGAAATTTATTAAAAAATTTAGTTGAAGAATAACAATAATAATACAAAATTTCTGTTTCATCTAATCTATCATTTTTTTCTGTTATTTGTTCTTTCATTTTATCACAGAGAATAATTAAATCTTTTCTAAAATCAGATTGTTCTATATTTTCTAAAATATCATCAATAATCATCATTTTCTATTAATCTCCATTTTTATATTTTATTTATATGAAAAAGAATGTCTCGTATACGATAAACATATACGAGACATTCTTATATATTTTTATGAATTAATAATTTAACATTTTTTCAAAAGTGTACCTATGATTCCTTTAGTCCCACTTACTTTAAAGAATTCAATAGTGTCACCTTCACGGATAACAACATTATTTGGTGCATCTGTATCATTTACTGTAAAACTTGGATGTGCGGCAATCCCCATTTCATTAGCCATCTGTTGATGGATATCCCACACTGTTTTCCCTTCTTCAAAGGGAATCGTCCGAGAGCGAGCACCGTTAATAACGGTAATAGTTCCAGATGAAGAATCGGAATCTTCATTATTTTCATTATCATCCGAAGAAATATCAACAATATCTTCTGACGAAATTTCTTCTGGTGCATTTACTGGCTGAACAGATTTTAAAAGCAAATCAATCAAATTAGGTTTTGTTGTTTTAGCAACTCCAGTAATACCACGATCGACACAAATAGATCGTAAATCTTTTGCAGTCATTTCCATTAACGCATCTGAATAATATTCAGAAATCATTTTAACCAAATTTGGTTTTGGTGCCTTGCTATACCGAGCCAATCCTAGATCAGCACAAATACCCCGAAGGTCTTTTACAGTCATTTCTTGCAAATCAGCTACAGCAACAACACTATCAAAATTGAAATCAGACATGTTTTTGTTCTCCTTTAATTTGTTTCTTTTTTAAATCAACTAGTTAATTTTACTACAGATTTCTCATCTTTGATACAACTGATAATTCAGGGATATCAAACATTACTACACTTTTGTCAATGGAAACATCAGTATCAAACATTTTATAATAATTATAAAATGCCATACACATACAAGCGGAAACCATACCATTTGTAAAAATCAACTGAGGTGTGGATTCTACTAATTCATCACAACCAATCTCCTCCGGCGACCGGTCTTTTGGATTTTTAATATTAGGATTCCATTTCCAAATCGGGGGAGTCAAATCAACTCCTTGTTTTCTTGCATAAATTTGCACATCACCATCAATATATTCATTACCTCCTGATAGTAACAGAACATTTTTTAATGCAAGACAATATTGTTGAATAACATTTCTTGTTTTGTTATTATCCACACCAGATAGAATAATCGTGTTTTCATCTGGTTTATTAAAACAATCTTTGATATTCTGATTATTGATATATATAGCATTTGCATTTATTTCTAAATTTGGAAATAAATTATACATTTTACTATATTGACTAACTGCTTTGTTTTGTCCAATATCAGCTAATTCAATAGTTTGTCTTGTTTGATTAGAAGATTCATATTCATCACCATCAATGAAAGTAATACAATAATCAGATTTATTTTCTAAATAATTAACAAATCGACAAATTGGTTCACATAATTGTGAACCAATTCCTCCCATGCCTACTAAATAAATATTTGTTTTCATTACATCTCCACTTTTGAAGCGTTATTTTTATTACCTTTATTAAAAATATTAGCATTATCCATAATATCTAAATCATAATTATCATCAATTAACAATTCATCTAATTCTTCTACTCCATACATTGTAGCTAAATCAATTTCATCTTGTACTTGTAACAAAGAATCATTGCTTCCTATTGGATGTTCAACTGCTGGTACATCTTTCTTAATAGGTGTGAAACTCTGTTGCTTGTTATATCCATAACCACTGTGCCAATTTTTACCATAAATATATGTCCGTGGGGGGACAACTGTTTCTAACCAACTTTCGATAATTTCTTTATCTTCTTTATCTAATTCTTTTTCATCAATACACATTTCACCATCATATTTAATATCACATTTATTATTCATGATAGCTTCTATGATGCTGTCATTGCTACAATCTTTCAAACCTTTTCCTTCTAATTTAACATTATAATTAATATAGATATCTTCAATTATTTGAGTATGATCAATAGTTTCTCTCATTTTACCAGAAGTTAATTGAGATGAAATTTGAAAAGTATTTGTTTTATCAGAAAATTTTCCAATTGTAATATGCAAACCATCAAAATTCATTTCATCAGCAATATCAACTCCAGAATGAAACGCTGACATACTGGCATGTGAATGAATCGAACCAATTAAAGCAACACCTGGGATATTAGTCATTTGATATTTGATACTCGCCCCTGACACTTCTTGTGAATCAGGAGCAAATAATATAATATCTTTTTTCTTTCTATCCCAACCTATCAATACCATACATTCTGATTTATGCTTTGTATAAACTTTTCTGAAAAATTGAATAACCATGTTAAATTGTCTTTTGGTGATTTTTGGAAATCTCCATTTAATATATGGTTGCAAAGAAGACAATCCTTCAATACTATCAATTTTAGTACATGTTTCAATGTTATGTTGATTATCTTTAAAGAATACACCATTCTTTGCAATAATATAACAATGATTAGATTTTTTAACTTCTGACAAATCCAAATCCTTATCTAATACAAAAATCTTTTTAGACATTTTTTCCTCTTTTTTATAATATAGTTTTAATTTGTATGAATTTCACAAGCAATAGAATCAAATGTGTGTAAAATATGATCTGTTATTTTTCTTTTTGTTGACATTCTTATAGATCGTAAATCATTACTCGACAAAAATGTCATATTTCTCTTTTTTACATTTCTAGAGGTATTATTAAAATAATCAATATCAATCAATTTAACATTAACAGCAATATTATTTTCAAACAATACCATTTTTTCACCATTTTTATTCTCATAAAAATATTTGATACCATGCCATAAAGATTTTTTAAATCCTAATGAAGCACCAATATCTTTTAATTTACCATATTGACCAATTTGCAATCCTTCTATATAAATTTGTTTTCCACAAAAATAGTTATCACGGATTGTATTTGTATGATTTTCCATATCATCAATTGTTGTAAACATATAAACCAATTCATTATTTTCTATACGTACACCATTGATTCGTATTCTTCTATTAAAAAATCTTTTTAAATGAGAAATATAGATTTCATCAGGATCTATATGAACATCATTGATAACACAAGGCAACATAACAACATCAGCTTCATGATCAGTTAATTTTATATCATCAATTTCTTTATTAAAATATTCATCATCACATTGTAAGTGTATAACACCTGCTTCATCATCGATATATAAATTATCACATTTTAATAATTTTTTTCCAAGCATTTTATTATTAGGTATATAACCAAAATAATAATTATTTTTTAAAGTTTTTATTTCTTTATTCAAAATATTTAACATATCAACAAATTGTTTTCTACTAAGTATATCAAAATAAAAATCTTCTATTTTATTATAAAAACAATGTGAACCAATAAAATCACATATATCATTCAAATAATATTTTTCTTGATTATTATCTTTTTTTGAAACAATCGTAGAATCTTTTATTTTAAAAATTGGAAATTTTTCTTTATTATCTTTAAGACCAATTAATTGATAAATATCTAATGCATCAATATTTCTTGGTTCTTCGATTAAATTATACGAAATATTATTTGTTATAACTTCTTTATTCCGTTTTAAACGATTTGTTTCCAAAATCAATGAATAGTTATCTTTATCTAATCTGATATTAATTATTTTCTCAGGAGTTATCGCAACAGGACCATCGCTACCTCTATTTACATATTTTATATAATTCCCTATTTTTATAGAACTATTTGGTATAATAGAATGTCCATTTTCAAACATTTTGAATTTAGATTCTATTATTCTTTTCAATGGTAATGCAACTTTCTTACGTTGTTCCAAATCATATAATAAAATTTTATCATTTTTAAAATTATTATTAATAGAATCTTTTATATTTTCATAACAATCAATACCATAAATCAAATATTTTTTGTTTCCTAATTTAATATGTTTCATTGTTTCATATAATACACCCATGAATATTTTCTTTTTAATATAATAAGACATGGGGGTAAAGTCATTTCTTTGTTTAATCACCATATTATAAATAATATTCAAATTTATACATTCATCTATTTCTTTTTTCCAAATTTCTATCATATCTGATAATTTAATATCAATCATAGGAAAATTATCAAATACATTGTTCTGATTTATCATCATATATAGCTCATCAATACTTCCATCATATTGAAAATTATATTCATGTAAAATATGATTAATTAATAATGTTGATTCTTTTACATAATTACTTTCTCCAATATCAATATCGATATTATCTACATGTAAAAAAGATTCATAAACATTATCTAAATTACCATTGGTATCTTGAAAAAATATATCTATTTCATATTTAGAATACTTATTTTTTCCAACATGTATCACTAATTGAGGCAATGATAAAATAATTTCTTTATCATTTATCATCATTTCTTTATATCCAGGTTCTATTGTATATAAAGTATGCCACATTATTCCATTATTTCTAAACCATATACAATTCTCATTATTTATTTCATTGGTTGTATAATTTAATAAATTTTTTAAGAAATTAGTACGAGTTATTGTAAAATTTGGATTTTTAACACATATATACCCATCATCAAATATTTCTTCTTGGTTCAAAATCATTTCTTTTTAAATCTCCTTTTTATATACCAAGATAAACTTGGTTGTATCTAGGATTCATTAGAAAATTAGCAATATATGTATCACGAGGAACATAATTATATGCCTGATACGAAGATGTCATTATTATTTCAACATTTCTATGATCAGTAAATTCAGAGGCTTCTCTTATTTCAAATATTTTTTCAAAAGGATCAATTTCTTTATTGATACATATGACAATATTATCAGAAGTAAAAAATCTATTAAATCTAACAGATGATGTAAAATCAGTATCTATTATTTGAAATACTTTAAATGCTTTTGAAATTTCACATTTTACACTATTGAATTGTACTTTTTTATTAATACTAACATATTTATTAATATATCTATTATCTTTATTTTCTATATCTGATTTAAAATAAGACACTGGTTCATTTGAATTATTTTTATAAAATTCTAAAATTTTTATCAAAGTTAACCCATAAATTTCTTCATCTTTATTTTCCAAATTTTTGACATTTACAAATATTGATGTTACATCATTATCATAATAAAAATCTTCAATCGAATATTTACTACAAAATGATTGATCATTGATATCAATAGGCAATCTTAATTGATCTTTCTTTAATACCAAATCCATTATTGCGTAATTACCTTTTTCTCTATCCCAATATTTGATATTTTTTGCTTCACCATTTTTATTCCATGTAGCAACTAATTTTTCTAAATATTCATCGATATTTTCTCTTATATATAATGAAGCATCAATATCTAATCCATACAAAGAGTTTTCTCTATCTGATTTAAATTTCAAATTATTATCATGCAATGGAATAACAGAATTATCCATGTCGATAATAATAGATATATCAGAAGTATCCATGTTCAAATGATTCTCATATATATCTTTTTTAACCAAATAATTTGTATTCAACTCTTCGATTTCTGTTTCATCTTCGTTTAACATTGTTATAAAACTATTAGATACTTCAATCAAACGATCTTTTATAGAATCAAAAGAATATGTTTTATTTGTATCAATAGACATTATATGAGCATTTTCCCCACCATAAACATATTTACTTCTGTAACATTCGTTATTTAAAACATCGGGTAATCCCAATTCTACTATTTTATATATATCACGAGGTCGTTCGATATTAAATTTGACAAAATCAACGGAATCTATCCCTCTTTTAATTTTATAAAAATAGTCATTATTCATAATAGTTTTTACGATTCCAACTATTAAATGAAGATTTTCTGTTTTATAACTTCTTATGAATTTGTTTTTAATATCAATTGGATAATCTTTTTCATCAACATCTTCTATTGAATCTAATTCAACTTTTTCCAATATTTCTGAAAAATGAATTGTTCCAATTCTATAAGAGTCTGTCATATATTTTATATAATGACCTTCTTCATAATTTGACGAACTCATAAAAACTTGTCTATTTGTAACATTTTCTCCAAATGATAATACTTTTACAATTTCATTATCATATTTTATATAATCATTAATTCTGATACTGTTTATAAAAGAATCATTATTTATAATTAATCTTGTAACCATATCATTATCATTTGATTTTATAAAATTATTTTCAAATAATGACTTACACACTCCTTTATTTTTATTATTTAAAAAAGATGCTTTAAATGTTTCTCTTAAAGAACTATGGTCATCTAGATGATTTTTGATATATAACTTCTTTAATATATTATATTTTTTAGGGTCACTTGCTATATTTAAAAAATCAGTAATTGATAGAAATCCTAATTTTTTTATAATTGAATATTGGTAAGTACTGGTCAAATCATTATTAAATGCAGAATTCAAAAACATATCAATATAATATTCTGATATATCAAACATATTTTTCAACACATATGATTTGTTTTTATACATTTTCATGATAGAAATTTTTCCAGATTGACATACTTGTCCAGAATCATATAAATTTGGCAATGGGGCATTTGACAAATTTGAAATATTGTTAACATCAAAAGGTCCATTTATTTGTTGTACATACAATTGAGCAATTTCATTTGATCCATAAGGATGTAATTTTACAACAAATAATAAATCTGGCATCAACAATTTTATTTTATTATATGATCTATTATTTATAGTCACTTTTGTAGAATACAAAACATCTTTAAAATGATTTTCAAAAGAAGTATCAAATAAAAATGATCTTACCCCCATTGGCACAATAAACATTTTTGTCCAATAAATATCATCAAATGTTCCATATACATATTTATATTTCATAATTCTTTCAGGTTGTGTGTTCACTATGAGATTCGATAATACATATGTAGCTGGTAATTCTAACGAAGATTCTAAATGAATAGTTTCCATTCTCTTATATTATTCCTCCAAAATTTGTTTTATAATATTGAAAATATTTTCATAAAAATTATTCAAATCATATTTTTTTATTTTTTTATTTATAATATGTTTTTTTAACAATAACCCAATATTAGACATAAAAGAAGCGAAACCCATTATAGATTTTGTTTGTCCACTACCTTTTGTTTTTGTTATAAATATTTCTTTTGATTGTAATTTCAATGTAGATTCGCATTTGTTATATAAAAATTTTTCGCCATCTATTAAATATATAACTATATGAAAACCATCCTCAGAAGTTATATTTATTCTATTTTTACTCGTTGAAAATTTAGAAATTCCTAACCAATATTTCATATCGATTGTCTTTTACTTTTTTTATATTTCATTTCATACCTCTTTATCTGAACGTAAAAATAGCCCCCATTATCTATTGTTAAAAATAATGGGGGCTATTTTTATTTTAATATTGAATCATATGATAATCAAAATTTGTTTTTTTATCAGATGTATCATCTCTACTCAATGCAATTGCAATAGAACGACGATCACCAAAAATCATTACTTTTTCTTTTGCTCTTGTAACTGCGGTATAAAGAAGATTTCTATTTAACATATTATAATGTGAATTATGCATCACAAATACAACACAAGGATATTCAGATCCTTGTGTTTTATGAGTTGTCATTGCATATGCTAAAACAACATTATTTAATCTAACATCCCCTTTCGAATATGTAATAGAAACCCCTCCTTCAAAATCAATTGTGATATTACCATCACTACTTATATATGAAACATTTCCAATCGTTCCATTCATGACTTCTATTTCATAATCATTTTTTATTTGCATAACTTTATCGTGCTTATATAAAATATCTTGATATTTAGTAATTTCAATTAAATTACCATATTTTTTATATTGAATAGCTTTTTGTAATAATTTATTCATTTTAAATGTTGATAATTCTAATGTTTCTTTTTTCATTGGAATTATCAATTGAACATCTTTCAATGGATATCCAGTATATTTATCAGAATTAATCATCAAATCAACAACGAAAGAAGATAATTTATAATCATCTTCAAATTGATCTGTGAAAGAAGTTCTCCAATCATCTGTATTTACATGAGAAATTTGTCCATCTAATATAGCAACAGAATTTTTCTTCAAATCCCCAGCCTGTCGAACCACTTTTGATAATTCTGATACTCTGAATTTTACTTTTTCATTAGATTTTTTATTATATTCTAAAATATCATTGAATATATTACCAGCTCCGATGGCTGTTAATTGATTATGATCACCAACAATAATCACTTTTGTATTTTTAGGCAATGCTGCAAATAGATGATACCCTAATGGAATACTCACCATAGAAAATTCATCAATAATTATTACATCATAATCTTCCATTTTATTTGTTTCATTATATTCGAAAAATTCTCCATTTGATTTCAACAATCTATGTATTGTAGAAGCAGGATAACATGTTACTTCTTCCATACGTCTAGCTGCTTTTCCAGTTGGAGCAGCACACGCTACTTCCATTCCTATTCTTCTAAATATTTCAACAATTTTTGAAATAACAAATGTTTTCCCAGTTCCCGCTTTTCCGGTTATAACAGAAAAAGTATAATTCATTGAATTTGTTACAGCTTTTTTTTGATCTTCATTCAATGATTCTAAATCTTCTGCACTAACACCACCTTTGAAATAATCAAATTCTTCTACATAATCAGAATTTTCTATAATATAATTAATTATATATTTTTCTTTGTCAAATATATTCACAGATGACAATTTAATAATACCATCATCTTCAAATTTTTTGACTGTATCGGTATCATATTGATCATCTAAAAAATATCGAATACTTTCATACGAAACATCTGATAATTCTTTTTTCATTTTATCTATAAGAAAATCATAATCTATCCAACAATTTCCACTATTTTCTGTAGACATTAATAAATAATCTAAACATGCTTGTTTTCGTATAGAACTATTTGGATCAATTCCATTTTGCATTGCTATTTCATCTGCTCTTTTAAATCCAAATGAAGGAAGAACAGTGATTAAAAAATATGGATTTTCTCTAATTTTTTCAATAGCAGCAGGTCCATATAATCTAACTAATTCCATTATATGATTTTGTGATAATGGAAATTCTGATAAATTAACAGCTATTTGATTAGTTGATTTATGGGTAATCCATACATGTTTTAGATTATCAATGATATCTTCATTGATAGATAATTCTTGTGATAATATATATGTTTCTGTTTCCATAAATTTTTCAAAATTATCACCATAATTATTTACTATTTTTTTTGCTTTTGCTTCTCCAATACCTACAATATTAGATGATTTAATCAAAAACTTTAATAATCCATTTTTACTCAAATCCAAATCCATTGCAAATTTTGTTGAATTAAATTGTTTTCCCCATTTTTCAGATTCTTCCCATTCTCCAAAAATAGTTATATCCGATTCTGTGTTTGTAACATATTGACAGGTTATTTTCATAGTTTCATCATAATCTTTTGGATTAAAAATAGCAACCATGTAATCACCTTTAGGAGATTGGAAAATAATTTTAGATATATATCCAGTATATTCAGTCAAACTATCATCTAAAATTTTATATTCTAAAAATGAAAAAACTTTTGATTCATTTTTCATCGAACTATCGGGTGCAGTGGTATCAGTTAACTCTAAATTTTTTCTTATTTTAGAAAAATCGATAGGCATTTACAACCACCCATCATATATTAATACTTTAACATTTTCTGATTCTATTATTTCCCACGAAGTCTTTAAAATACAATTACCTTTTGGTAAATCTTTGAACCAATATCGTAATTCAGGCGAATCAGATTTTGCAAAATCCTTCAAACATTGAAGAATTTCTTCATCTTCTTCATCTGCATCAGCTGACAATGTTGCTTTATAAAATCTGATAATAGTATCTTCAACAAAGAAATAATTATTTCTATCGTCTTTATCAATCAAATCTTCATCAAAGAAATCAAATGAAGAAACCAATGATTCTTCATCTTCTTTTTCAGCTAAAACAGTAGAAGTATATTGTTTATACAATCTTTCTGTGGTCTCAATGATTACCATTTCTAGACTCCGATATTATGAAACTGATTCATACTTATTTTAAATTCAAGCACTTTATTTTTAGCCGAAACAACACTAATAACAGTATCTAATTTTATTGATCGCCATGCCATTTTTTCTAAATCAAATACTGATAATACATTTGATGATTTGATCTTTTTCAAAATACCTTTTAAATTAAACCCCTTCGGATGAAATTCTTTTGGAATATGTTTGAAATTAAGAGTTGCTTTCATCAATCTTTTTTCACCATTCTTTTTTACAAAAAATACTTTTACATATTCATCATCTGTTAGCATTTCTAAAAAATCAATTGCATTTTCTAATTGTTCAGCCATTTTGTTTCTCCTTATTATATTTTATTTTTTCTTTTTATTATTGATTAATTTTTTAGCTTCTTTTCTAAAATTTTCTTCATCATCACAATTCCATCTAGGAGGGATATTTCCATATCTATTTAACAAATTCATGATAATATATTTATCTTCTCCGAATCTTTCTACGAATTGTTCATATGCAAATTCGATTGCTTCTTCGCCACCAACACCAGTAAACATAAAACAATTCATAATACTATGAGTATATTTTGTATAAATAGCTTTTCTGATTAAACCAATCCCTTTTGAAAAATCATTTAAATCATTATTTTGATTATATGAAGCATCGAACATATTTGAACCAGCTCGTGATAATGCATCGATAATATTCAATAATTCTTGTAAATCTTTTGCCACATTAAGGCAATTTTGTTCTGCTTGTTTTACCAAACTTTCTGTTGTCGCCATTAATAATCTCCTTTAAACAAATTTTACATTTACGTATGATATAATGATTCGTTTCAACTTCTTTCGATATATCATATGGTAACAAATCATAATATTTTTTATATTCGTTTTTAAATAAAGTTTTTAATTCCTCTATATCTTTTGAAACACAAATTAATTCTTCACAACGAAAATCATCATGGATAACTCTAAATAGACCATAATACATAATTATTACCTACATTTTTTTCTTAATTTTTCTTTTTGTTTACAAATATTATAAAACAGAATAAATATAAAACAATATAATCATAACAATCCTTTGTTTTTTAAAAAATGGTGGGCCCTCTGTGAATCGAACACAGGATCTTCCCGTTATGAGCGGGAGGCTTTAACCAACTAAGCTAAAGGCCCAATATTACTATCAAATTTCTCAATAGTAATATTTGATATATATAATGATTGTGATAAATTATGATTTTATATATGTAAAATATCTTTTGTCATATCCTCTTCAACTGCTAATTTGCTCATAATAGGACAGGTCCAATTACATAATTTACAATATTCTTTTTTATCTACAATCATTGCATTATGAATATTTTCAAAATCATTAAAGAAATCTTTTACATAATAATCTGATGTGTATTTTCCTTTTATTCTTAAACACAAACGAATACTACCATCTGCATCTATTGTTAAATTGTGCATATAATTTTCTAATTCACAATTAAATGTAGATGGAAGAATATTCAATGTCCTATCTAATAATTCTTCTCCCATATGAATCCATAAACCATCATCTATCATTTTCGCACAAACACTTCTCAATGCTTGTGTATCATCAACTAATTCATTTATATCAGTAACATTTGAAAAATCATAATATCTTGATTTCTTAATATCCACAAATGTAATACTTGACCAAATTTTATGTTTTGTCAATTTTTCTACTAATTGATAAATATACTCCAAATTACTTTTATCAATAGTAATTTCAGCCATCATATCATCTACTCTATCAGAAATAGAAATTAAATTTTCCAAACCAGCTAAACTTTTTTCTCTTCTATCTTTTTTAGATGGATGAAAAATCGGATCATAAATAATAGGATCAATACTAGCTGTTAATCCTCTAAACAATCCAACTTTGTCTAATACTTTTATTATTTTAGGTTGAATTTTTTTAGAATTATTTGTTATAATAGTGTACCAAATATTATTATCATTACAATATTGAATAACTTTATCTAAATGAGGAAACATAAATGGTTCTCCCCCATAAAAAATATGAAAACAATCTGGTAAATATTGTTTAAATTGTTCTAATGATTCTATGACATAATTATAATTCATTTGAAAAGAATTATAATAATTAATATTGGGATATATTGTTTCATTACTATTTCTAACAATACCACAATAATCACATTCTAAATTACATTTTCTTGTCAAAATCCAATTTACTAATTGAATTTTATTATTCAATTTCAATTTCACCAGTATACTCCTTATTTTGAACAGGTCCGTTTCTATACAAATCTTCATCTATAACAGATAACAATTTTGATGATATTGAACGTAATATTTCTATCATAATTTCACTTGGTCTTTCAAAATATGTATAATGAAATTCAGGACCATCATGTGTTTTCATTGCATCAATAGCATATTTTTTATTCCGATATGTAATATTTCCTTTGATTCTAAAATCAAAAGACATGTCCAACATACTATATTTATAATATACTGTCAAAACATAAATAATTTTCTTATTCATTATCAAACCTTTCATCCAAAATTATATATTGCATCAGCTTCTACTTGATCAATATGTCTATGAGTAATAATATTGATTGATTTATCTATCAATATTCTTCGTAACATATTTGAAACATTAGATATATTTTCATCATCCAGTGCATCAAAAATTTCATCAAATAATAAAATATTAGTTTTAAATTTTTGAACACTTTCCTGTAAATCTGATAATGTCAAAATAGTTGCGATGTCAATTAATTTGGTTTGGCCACCAGATAGATTTACTCTGGAATTAGAATGTGTTTCTGCATCATATACATTAATACTTATTTTATCTCTAAATTCTCCTTTTTTTGTTTCGTGGAGTGTATCGAAAGTAACAATATATCTCCCATTTGACATCTGTTCCAAATAATCTGAAATTTGTCTATTCATGAAAGGTATTGATTCATCAATTAACATAGATGGAATACCAGATGATGAAAATGCTTCTTTCCAAAATTTACATACTTTTTGTTTTTCTTTTGAATCTTTTATATTATTTTCAAATTCTGCTTTATGGTTATATTTTTGTGTTATTTCATCATTTGTTTCTTTAATAATATTTTTATTATTTTGTATATCTTCTTCACATTGTTTTAATTCTTTATTAGCATAATTAATTTCATCATCAGTTTGTTTTATTTTATTTTTATGACTTTCAATTACTGCTATTTTGTGTTTTACACTAACAATATTATCTTCAAAATTTTGTATTCTATCTTTTAATTCTTTTTCTTTATCATCAAATTCTTTAGAAATAACTATTTTACTCTCAGCTTCTTTTGATGATACCGTTTCAATAGCAATATTTAATCTATTATCTAAATTATCAATTAAATTTTTATTATCTGATTCATTTATATTTATCATTTCACCGAATTTATATTCTGTATCAATTTTTAATTGTTTTTGTTCGTCAGCTAATTTTGTATATTTATTGTCTAATTCAGATAATAATGTTTTATAAGATTCTTCTTCTATAATTTTATCAGATATTAATTTATTTAAAATACTTTCATATTCCAAATTTTGTTGTTGTTCTAATTCTATAATTTTATCAGAATGAATATTTCTAACATTTACATATTTTTCTCTAATATTATCCAAACAAATTTTAAATGCATCAATATCTTTTTTAAGATCATTTGTATTATTATCTATCTGTTGTTTATATTTGGTAATTTCTGATTGAATATCTTTCTCAATATTTATAAATGTTGCCAATAATTCTTTTTCTTTTGTTATAGATTTTTGAATATGTGAAACATCATCCCAAGGTTGATGACATGTTGGACAAATAGTAGATTTTAATTCAATAGATTTTTCATATTGTTCTATTTTATTTGTCGAATTATCTATTTTATTTTTTTGAATAATAAGATCTTTTTCTAATGAAGATATTTCGTTTTTGAGATTATTGATTTTGTCATTAATCAATTGTTCTATATTCTTAAAATTTTCAGTTTCTTGATTTAATTCTTTAGTTTCTTGACTATGATCATTTTTAAGAATATCATTGAGTTCATCTTTAAATTTATCTCTAATATCTCTTAATTCATCTTTTTTTGTTTGAATTAAATTATTAAAATTATTTATAGCATTATTATGTTTGTTTGATAATTCGTTTTTCTCAATTAAATAATTTTCTCTCAAGTCACTAATTTCTTTATTTATATCAGCTAGTTCTTGGTTTAATTTATTTTTTATATTATTTATTTCGTCATTCAATTGATTATTACATTTAGATATCTCAGTTGAATGATATTCTTTCAATTGTGCTATTTTAGATGTAACTTGTGCAGATAATTCTGACATTTTACTATTTTTCAATGCTTCTAAATTGACCAATTCATTTTCATGACTATTTTTTCTATCTAATAATAATTGCAATTGATCATTTTCTCGTTCTTCATCCAAACTATATAAATATTCTTCTTGTATTTTTTTTTCATTTTGTAATTTTTCTATAAATGCTTTTATTTCACTATGATTTACTGTTCTATTTGATATGATATTATTTATTTTTTCAATATTGAATCTCAAAGAATCAATAGAAGCATCTATTTTATCAATAATTCTTTCTATGTCACTAATTTCATCACTGATCACATTTATCTTTTCAGAAGATTTTCTTTGATAATCTACATATGAGTCCAATTGTAGAATTTTTCTAAATATTTCTTTTTGTTTAGAATCTGGTAAATCTGTAAAAAATGATTTTACTTTTTGTCCAAACAAAACTGTATTAAAAAACAATTCTTTAGGAACAAACAATTCTTCTATTTTATTTGTTACTTCTCTCGCTCCTTTTGCAATAGGATCTCTTTTACCATCAATAAATAAAGCAGCAAATACTTGTGCTTTTGGAGATTTTAATCCCCTGACTGCTTTATAATTAACATTGTCAATTGCAAAATAACATTCTGTTTTACAATTTTTTTCAGTTTTGTTGTTTAAAACATCTGTTGCTGTTTGTCCAGTTTGTGTGATACCATAGAGTGCAAATGGAATCACACTGAATACCGTAGATTTTCCCACTCCGTTTTTACCAGAAATCAAAGTGATTTTAGAATTTTCAAATAAAAATTCCATAGGTTCTATATAACCACAATAATTTTCCATGTATACTTTTTTGAAATTAATATTCTTCATTTATTTTCCTCATTTTTAATAAATTCTATTCCATGAATAAAACCACTCATGAAATAAAATTCATGAAGTTCTCTACCAGCTGCCATATCACAATCTAAATATGTTTTACAATTTTTACATAATATTTCTCCATGATACATACACGGATTATTTTTAGCAAAAATATTTCTTACATATTCATTATCTTTATTCATTTGTCAATCTACATTGAATTCTATTTGTGAAGTATCTTTATTCAAAACACCAACATCAATTTCACAATCCCTACTAATTCGTTTTTTATTTTTTATAAAAGAATTGAATTGATCTTCTTCTATAATATATTTATCATTATCTCCTAATTTAATTTTATCAAGAGCTTCATCTTTTGAAGAAGCATCAATAGTATCAATAATATATACTTCTTTAATAAAACCAACAACAAGATATTCTTTACTCATTAGCACATTCTCCTATAATTTCTTTAGCTATATTTAAATAATAATCAATAGAATTTTCTGGAATTTCTTTTATAGAAAGAAAAGATTTTAATCTTTCTTCTTCTGACATATCCAAAGATACTCCTCTGTTTGTTATATCAATATCTCTTTTATCGATTTTTCTAAAATCTTCTGATATTTTACTAACATCAATATTATTCCCTGTTAATTCAATAGTAATTTCGTGACCTGCTTCTTCTAATTTTTTTGCTTCTAATAAAATTTCATCAACAGTTTCATTTTTATCAATTACTATTTGAAAATATTTTTTATATCCAGTTGTTTCTATTGATATAATATCATTATTCTCAAAATCAACATCTAAAAATCTTTTATTTTCATGACGTTCTCCTCTATCCAACTGAATAGGAGAACCAACGTAATACAATTGTGTTTCATTTTTTTCTATTGATTGTGGTTTATGATAATGTCCCAATAAAATATATTTATATTTTTTCAAATCTTTCATTCCTAAATCAGAAACAATTGAAATACCAGATGACAAAGACGCTTCATTCAAACCAAAATGAGAAATCAAATAATCACTTCCTTTGTATTTAGTAATATTTTTTTTCATTTTACTATTCCATGCTACCATATAAATATTTTCAATTTGTAAAGTATCATGAACAACTGTTACATTTGGTTCTCTTGATAAGGCTTTTAATGACGAAACACCATCACCTGACATTTTTGAATGATCATGATTCCCATCTATTAAATAAAAATGTATTTGTGGAAAATCTCTTATCGTATCAACAAATGTTGATATGGCTAATGAATGTATAATACTCTTATTATGGAAAATATCACCAGCTATAATACAATTTTCAATTTTATTATCAATTGCATAATGAAGAATAGATTGACGAAAGACTTTATCAATATAATAAAGTCTTTCATTCAATCCATTTTCCATAACTGGATCAGAACCATAAAGAGAATAATGTAAATCTCCTGTAACAACTGATCTCATTTTATCTCCTTTACCACGTTTTAAATATTTGCAATACTTGTCTTAAAGGACTATCTGGATTATTAAAAATATCATTAATTGTAATTCCCCAATTGTCATAACAACTCAATTCTTCCATTGCACCTTCATATAATGAAATAAATAAAGCTCCTTCGGAAAATTTTATTTCTTTTGTGAATCTATCAGTTTTTTCAATAATAAATTGTTTGAATTCTTGAATTTTTTGTACTCTATGTTTAGTTATTAATTTGATTATTCGTTCTTGATTATTTTTATCAAATTGTCGCATTGTTAAAATAGAAATCATGAGTGTGATTCTTTTATCACTTTTTCTGTATCTATTGCCATTGCCAATTTTCCCATTTCCCATCCCCATAGATCACCACAAAATTTTGCAATTGGTTCAAATTTTACATGCCTAAATACTTGTTCATATCCAACTAAATGTTGATTATCTAAAAATTCTTTTTTTGTCAAATTTCCATACAATAAAATACTAAACTCATCCCCTACCCTCATTTTTACTAATAAATTTCTATTATCTTCAAATATGCTGATAATAGTAATCATTTATTCATCCCTGATAATCTAAACGCTTTGTCTTTTCCCATTTCAGTTAATACTCCTTCTTCGATTGCATAGTATTTAACAATCCAATTTTTCTTATTATAAAATGGAAGTCTATTTCTTCGAAAAGATTCTCTTATATTAGAAATCCCTGTATCAACAAAATCAACAACTAATGGTTTTGGTTTACCATCATAAGGTCGAACTATTCGACCTGTCGCTTGACTGATATTATTAATCGGAGATGTCATTATCAATGTATCTTTCCACGGTGCATCTATTCCATCTCTCATTTTACCAGGTGTGGTAAAAATTAATTTTTTCGTCAATACTTCATTTCCGACACCGGATTTGAATATAAAACAATCATAATCTTTATATATTTTCGTTAATTTTTCAAATAATTTAATTCTTTCTCCCATGATAACAACGTGTCTATTTTGATCAACTATCGTATTTATAACAATATCCATTAATTTTAAAAATATTTTTGAATTTTTTAAAATTTGATAATATCTACTATATTGAAATTGTCCTTCCCAAAATAACCATCTTTCCCGATTTTTTAATAAATCAAAATCTGCCATAACAACATTTACTTCTGCATCCATTGTGCCTGATGCATATTGACTGATAAAAACTTCTCCCAAATGATATTTCATTATTTTAAATGTTCCATCTTCTCTATCAGGAGTAGCTGATAATCCAATAGTTCTATGACATGGAATGAACAAAGATGTTCTGGAAAATGTAGGAGCTCCTACAGTAGTATGAACTTCATCACCAATCATCAAACCAATTCCAGAATGATACATTTTTGACTGGAAATTTCTTCTATGATCATCATTTCTCAATATAGCATTAAATGCTTGAACAGTTGTTAATATAACATCACTATTCTCGATAACATATTCATATGATTGTGTATTTAAAACCCCAATTTTATCATCAGATATATCTGAAAATTCTTTTAATCTTTCATACCATTGTTTTAACAATCCATCACGATGCACACATATAATTGTTTTGTATTTTAATTTACACATAACATCGATGGCAATAACAGTTTTTCCAGAACCAGGATCCAATTGTAATAAACAATGTGGTGTATTTAATAAATGATTGATCGAATCTTCTTGTATTTTATTTCTAGGTGTCACCAATGATTCGATTTTTATTTTTTTACTATGCCATATTTCTTGTTTATCAATAGAATTTTTATCGAAATATTTTTCAATAGGAAATAATCTAGGTATCAATAAAGCTTTTTCTGTTTCATAAAAATATTCATTATATACAATTTTTTTTGTATAATAATCCTGTGAAGAAACAGTTAATAATTTCTTAATTTGTTGATAATAAAATTGATCAGCAAATTGTGATGATATTCTATATCCTAATCTATCATGATGAACCAATTTATCAATCATCTCAATTTCCTCTGTTACATGTGATTATCATAAATATCTCCTATTCCCATTTTATATCATATCCAATCTTATCTTTTATTATAATACCTTTTTTCAAAGCTATTATAAGATATTGTGAGACAATAATTATTGATAAAATGAATATTATGATCCACACACTATAATGTATATCCCACCAATTTTTTTCTAAAAATTTTATCCAAGCATCTTTCCCCATATAATCTTGAATAAAAGCTAAAATTGTTAAAGGCCATGCTATTATAAAAGAACATGTTATATAAAATTCTCTTTTACTAAATATTAACATGATAACTCCCCAATCATTGGACAATGATCATATAATTGCAATGCTTCTTCAACTGATTGTGGTAATTTTTGTCTATCTGTATCAGTTGTTAACCATCCATAAAGAGAATGAATATGCATCAATGTTTCTGTATATTCACTGTTTTTCATAACAAATATATCACCAACTTTTATATTATTTTTTTCAATCAATTCCCAATTTTTTTTATGAATATCACCAATTTGAATAGTTTTATCTACTTTTACCAATGGTGTATACATCGCTACCATTTTTCTTAAATCATTACTAAATTTTTTATCTGTTGAATCGATATGTTTGGCATATTCCAACATTGCTTTTCTAGATGCTTCTGCATAAACATTATCTCCACCTGGTTTCAAAACAAAATATTTTAAAAACAAACCCGATTCATCTGTAACAAATTCATCAACAGATGTTTCTTTTTCATTTTTATCTTGATATTCATTTGATCTATTTACACTTTTTTCTAATTTCATATATTCTTTAATTTTTTTATGATCCATGTATACACAACTAGATGATTCATTTTCCCATACTACAACACGACGACAACATAACATATGATTTCCATAAAATTTTCTTATATATGCATCAATGATATCATATATATATTTAGATATTGTTTCTGCTGTAGGATCTAATTGGTCAAAACATATATACTTCAAATTATTCTTTTTACAATGATTCGATTCAATAATATCTTCGGAATTCAAAAGTAAACAATGATCAAAATTTTTAAGAAATAATTCTTCAACCATTTTCTTTAAATCAGAAAAATCTATTACCATATCATTATTATTCAATCTATAAGACATCAATGTGACTACGATTTTTATAGTATGTCCATGAATATTTTTACACAATCCTTTATGTTTAGATAAACGATGACCAACTGGCACCTTGAATTCTCTTTCTAAATAATACATAATTCTCCTTATTATTTATTTTCAAATAGTTTCATATTCCTTATTTGGTACGCCAGGTAGGAATCGAACCTACGACCTACGGATTAGAAATCCGTTGCTCTAATCCAACTGAGCTACAGGCGCATAATTAATTATTTTTTTCATCAATACTATGTTGTTTAAATTATTATTTTTCAACCCAATTTCTGATATTCTTTAATCATATGATCAAAAAGATTTTTTTTTATTTTTTCTATAACCAATATTTCATTTCCTAATTTATCAGAATCTACAATAACATTTAATAATTTAATTATAGTATAATTATTGAATATTTTTGTTATAATATCAATATCTATTTTTATTTCTTTGGAAATTTCTTTCATCACCATTTCTGGTTTTTTCTTGATATCATTTAAATATTTTGGAAGAACCTTCTTGATTAAAGAAAGAATTTCCAACGAAGCAATTTTATTCTTTTTGATGTGTATTTGTTTATCCAACATCATTTCATATAATTTCATATAATTGTTGAATGTGTCCAATAACATATTGTCAATAGACATACACATTAATTCCATATTATGCAAGTCGTCTGAATCATTATATCGAATTTGATTGTTTTCAAAACTAGCATTTTTCACAACAATATCATCAAAATCTTTTACCAATTCATCAAACAATTCTTGTTGCTTACGAACCCTATCAAGATAAAATATGACGTATGTGCCTAGTTCATCACATGATGAATCCAATATAGCCAAATCTTTATATTTCTTCTGTAATTTGGAGTATATTACACTGAACGATGTCTTAGGAGGCAAAGAACGACAGATAATTTGTTTCTTTACTCTGTCAACATCATATCGACCTTTATAGATCAAGGTTTCTTTTCCTTCTGTCAATAATATTTGCAATTTAGTTTTGTCACTGATTATATCACAATCTGTAATTGGTTCAATAATTGGTTCACGTTTTCTTTGCTTCAATAACCACATCAATCGTTTGTTCAAATCTTCAATTCTATAACAAGGAACATTCGCAGCATATCCAAAACCAATACCACTTGTTGGTGTGTTACCAATTAAACAAAATGGATATTTCGTTGGAAGATACAATGGTTCTTTGATATCAGCAGAAATTTCACTTTCTATCCACGGAACATATTCGATTAATTCAAATGCCAATGATTTCGTAAATTCACTTATACCACATTCTGTATATCTAGAAGCGGCGGCAGAAGTTGGTTCGGTGCCAATATTGGCACCGAACTGACCTTGACCATCAAGAAATCCCTGTTTAACCATCTGTACAATTGTTCCATAACACATTGAATGTGGATGAAAATGTCCAAGACAATATCCATCAATTTGTACACTTTTTACTTTTTTATTTTTAGCAATAGTAAAAGCAGAAACCAATACTCGTCTTTCTATTGGTTTCAAACCATCAATTGATAGTGATATCATTCTATTCTTATTAACTTCATCACCATAATTACGATAACTTTCAGTGACAAAATCAAACATATCTATTTTTTCACCCATCATTAATCCTCTAATTCATGTTCATAATCATCAGCAATATTTCTACATGTTTTAATTAATATTCTTCGGCTCTTTGTTTCTGAATCACTAAGATCATTATCATCCATATTCTCATAACAATCTTCTAAATCTCTAAGAGTGTTTTCAAATCTGCAATACCCCATATTCGCCATTATATCTCCTTTTTCTTTTTATCAATAATTTCTTTTAATAAATTGATTTTTATATTCTCATCAAAATTGTTTTCAGCAATTTTTAACATCCACGGAAATGTTGAAAGAATCCGTAATAATGATAAACCAACACAAGTAATATCTTCTTTTCCAGAAATCCATCTATTCAAAATACCAAATTCTAATTGCAATATTCGTTCAATAGTTATATTAGAATAACCATTATCATTCAATATTTTTACTAATTCTTCTACACTCAAATCTTTTTTAGATATACGATTATCAATAATCATTTTCAAAAATCCCACCTGTTATCAAATAATTATTATCAGCAAATCGTTCTCCTTTAAAAATTTTATAACCACATATGTTTGGATGAATATTTTTTAATTGTTCTTTTCTTTCATGTGCTGTCACAATATGTCGTTGTAATGTATATCTCCCATCTAATTTAAAAACACCATCCGAACCAAGAAGATCATCAATTTTACCTTTATTATTTTTTATTAAAAATTGTATATATATCATTATTTTTTTCTATTTCTTATAGCATTGATAGTGTTGATTAGATCATGAGAATGAATCCAAGGATCTATACTTTTTGTTAATTGAATATTCACCCATGTTTCTAAAATATCTAAATCAGATTTTCTATCTATATCACCATAACAAGATATTTCATTATTAATACGATCAATTTCTTTTTTTAAATGATCAATTGATTTGATCCCTTGTTCTTCACAATCAAGACAAATATAATCTTGTGGTATTTGGCCAGAAGTAACTGGACAATCTTCTTTTCCATATTTACATCCATGTAATACACAGCAATGTGTCCGATGAACACCGTATTTATTTTCATACATAATTAAATTCCCATTTTGTTTCTAATATTAACTTCAAAATCAAAAAATTGTTGACTAAAATAATTTTTAATAGTTGAAATGAAACATTCTGATATACCATTTTTTATAATATCATTTATATTATTTAAAATAACATCTTTATGTTCTTTCATATACAATTCAACTTGCTCTTTCATATGATCTTGTAATAAATCTTTTACAACACCATATATCCAAGGATCTAATTCTTTTTTGTGATATCCTTCTTGAACAACTATTTTTTGGAAAAATGCTTCATTGATTGCTCTACTGATGATTTTTTCTAATTCTTCATCTGGCATTAAATCACCAATTGAATCGATAATTCGTGATTTCATTTTTTCTTCGAATGTTTCTTTTTTTGCTATGTCTGTTGTCATTTAGATACCTCGATATCATTTTTAAAAGATTGTTCATCAGAAAAATCAATCCCATCGATAAAACTTTTCATAGCTTCCAAAGCACATTTACGACAAATATCAAAATTATCCCAAGAATGCACAGGATTCAAACATACATGTGCAATTTTTTGTCGCCCATCTATTTCAACATCAAGAATAGTAAATGTAATATTGTTTTCATAATTCATAATATGATTTTCTGTTAATTCGATACCACATTTATCACAAAAAGTTTTTGTCATTCAAATTCTCCTTTTAAAAGCAATCTTTTATCATTCACATTGTTCATTAAATCGACCAATCGATCCAATTTATCTGTCCATTGTACTTGAACAAGTTTTCTAGATTTTTCATCTAACAAACATGTTTTAAGATCACTAATATTTAATTCACCAAGACCTTTGTATCGTGTAATTTTTCTTTTATCTTTTATTGCTTTATCTAATTCGATCTGATTCCATAAAGGAATAAATACTTTCTTTTCATTTATTGCATATAAAGGTGTATATGCAATATAATAATGTCCTCGTTTAATCAATTCTGGAACCATCATAGCCAAATTCATTGTTAATAATGTCGCAATATGACCACCATCGGCATCGGCATCACAACAACAAATTATTTTATCATAACGAAATTTCTTCAAATCGAAATGTGGTTCTACACCAGTTCCAAATGCATTCACCATTTCACCAATTTCTTTATTTTCTAAAATATTCTTATTATTAGAAAATGAAGGAATCTTCCCTTTCAATGGCAGAACAGCTATTTTCTTCGGATCTCTTGCTTGAATAATACCACCGGCAGCAGAATCACCTTCAACAATAAACAATTCCCCATTGCGTGATTGGCAATCTCTCAATTTGGTAAACTTCTTCAAGCCTCTTCCTTTAGAAGCTTTTTCAGTTTTTAAATTTTTCAATTCTATTTTTGTTCTATAATCATGAAAATAATTCATGATTTCATTTGTTGTTTCTATTTCTTTGTTCATTTTTACTGCTAGTTGTTTCTGAAAATCATTCAATAAATGAGATAATTGAGCTTTTGTATTTTCAAGACTTTCTTTTGACTGTCCTTTTAATTTTGGTTTCTTCAATGACAAAGAAATATATGATCTAAATCCAATTATTGTATCTTTTGGATTGAATTTAAAATCTGTCTTTTTTGCTTTTTGAAGAAAATAATTTCTTATAATTTCATTGATAAAATTGATATGTGTCCCACCATTTTTAACAGGAAGTATATTAACCGCTGATGAATATTTTGGTGTTATCGAATTCCCATATTCATAACAAAACGAAACAGCTAACCTCTCATCATTATTAATTGCTTCTATATCAATTCTTTTGCTGAAATTACCAGATGCATAATCATTAATATATTCATTTTTAAAGTAATCATCTAATGTATAATGAATCACTTCTGTTTTATCATCTATTACGAGAACAAATCGCACTTTCGGTAATTCAACGGATGCCGTTGTCATTCTTTTTCTAATTATGTCAATATCTGGAATTATAGAATCAAAATATTCTTCACTTGCTTTAAATTCTATTTTTGTTGAAAAAGGAGGTTTCTTATTATCAAAAATTTCATCTGTTGTTTTTTTGAATTTCTTTTTCTTTTTTTCATATAATACATGTCTGTTATCTTTATAAATTTCAATTCTATATTCAGATGATAATGCATAAATAGCTACTAGACCAATGCCATGTAAACCCGAGCTTGAAGAATATGCAGTTTTACAATCCGTGAATTTGGCACCAGAAAATAATTCTGTTGAAATTGTAATTGCAACATCCGTATCAATTGGAATTCCTCTACCATTGTCAAGTATCGCACATATACCTGTTTTTGTATCAACACGAACTGCTATAATATCAGCATATCCAGAAATCGCCTCATCGAGGGCATTGTCTAATGCTTCCTCGATGAGGTGGCAAGGATTCTTCGTTGTTGATATATACATATTTGGATGTAATTGGACATGCGATAACCCATCCAATACTCGAATATCATTCGAAGAATATTCTGTTGTCATTTCTTTTTATCCTTTTCACGTTTCATCATTTCGATATATTTATCATGATCACGATATTCATATTGTTCATACGGAGAATCTTCTAAATATGTAGCAGTTATCATAACACCACAAAAACCACCATTTGTTTCCCATATCAACAAACTTGCTCGTTCTGCAAATTCATCTTCGGATTCACCGCCGCATAAATTACCTTCTCCATCTACAAAACAATAAGTACATGGTAAATTCAAATTATTTTTATTATTAATAATATCAACTGCTCTTTGATTACTAGAATCAATATAACAATTATCCGTATCAATATCCCAAATTAAAGAAATAGCTTCGATTATATCAATTTCTTTTTCTTTGTTATATCCTGTTATGGTAAAACCCATTTTATAAAATCTTGACATTTTATTCTCCTCTATTCTTTAACTGGAAAATGAATTATATGTCCAATATTCCCAATTCGATAATCTGTTGATTTTTTATCAGGAAGAATCCAAACTATTTTCTTTGGTAATGAATAGACATATTGACAAATATCTTCGAAATATCCATCAGTAAATACCAATGAAACATCTACTTTCAATTCTTTTAATCTATTCAAACCTGGTAATAATCTTGTACCACCTCTCCCTTTAACTTCTATCCGATGAATATCTTTTATCGATTTCAATTTCTTTTCTTCACGAATTTCTGTATCTACTTGTAATAAGATAATTTCAGCATTCTGATCTTCCTTCAAAATAGATTCAAGACCGTTTAATGCTTCATAAATACCGTCATCAGTTATTGGAACAGATGCAGAAGTATCTAATAATACACCAATTTTAAATGATTTATCATTTGTCTTACCCGGAAATGGTGGCATAAATTTCATACCTAATTCATCTTCTTTGGTGAAAACATACATTCGTTTTCTATTTAATTTTGAATATGATATTTTTTGTTTTCCTAATCTACTACCTACTACCAATTTTTTTATGATCGAATAATATGGAAGTTTTGGAGGAGCTAAAAATTTATCTATCTTAACTTGTAAATCACCAGGTAGATTACCAAATGATTCTGTGTATTCTTTTGTTGTATCTTCTATTATTTTTCTAAAAAGATTTTCTGCAATATATGAAGAATTTGGATCAACAGTTATTTTGCCTTCCGACTTCCAATGATCATGATTATTTTGAGATATACCCGATTTGCCATATTTTTCAATATTACCATCATCATTT